GCTGAGAACCCAGATAAGGATATATCTGTTTACATCAACTCCGAAGGTGGCGAAGTCACTGCAGGCTTGGCCATTTACGACACCATGCAGTTCATCAAGTGCGATGTGCAAACCATTGTGATTGGGCAAGCTGCCAGCATGGGCAGTTTCTTGGCCCAGGCCGGTGCACCGGGCAAGCGTTTTGTGTTGCCCCAAAGCCGCACCATGATTCACCGAGTGAGTTCGGGCACTCCCAGCACTCGTGGCAGTGTGCATGTGCAGGAACTGGAGTTTGAGGATGCTCGGCGCACGTTTGAAGAAAGCAAGCGCTTGAATCAGCGCTTGACCGAACTGTATGCGCATCACAACACTGCAGGCAAAACCTACGATGACTTCTTTGAAGCCATGAAGTTTGACACCTTCCTCAGTGCAGCGGAAGCGGTGTCCTGGGGCCTGGCAGATCAAGTGGTGCAACGACGCACCTGATCAACGATCCCAAAAATCACGGTATGGGGAATTGCGGGCACGTAGTTCCCCTGCTCTCACGAAAAATTCCCACACTTGGTCAAGCCACTGTTTCATGCTGGCCACCCCGACTGTGAACGACGATCAAACTCGCGAACCAAACGGTCAATGTCTCCTGGCGATTGCGGGTTTTGGCTCACAATCCAGGCTTCAAGGGCAGCGCCGTAGGTGTTGGGCTGTGGGTTGGGCTGGAACATCTTTTGGATGAATGCCACAATGTCTTGGAACATGGTAAATCTCCTAATATACTAAGAAGAAGTTTGACTTCTTCTGGTTTTCGTATGCTGGGATCACTCGTAAGTTTGTTTCAACATGCAACCCGCACACCAGTGGATGTCGTAAGGGTATGATGTGATCTACTTCGTGCCGCACCCCAGTTGTCGCAGTTAATTCTTTGGCTTGTTTGTACAGCTGGGCAATCTGCTGTCGATCCGCCCAGGACGGGGTTGCATACCGGTACATTGCTGCCCGGTCCCACAGTTTTCGAATATCGATCTGGCTCGCCGTTGGCGACTTTGGGTCACCGGCACTGTAGAACCGCTGTTTAACTATTCGTCGAGGCATTGTTGGACCAACAAACTCCCTTTTGAACTTTGCGTATTCTCTTGAGCTCATGCATATATTTATTGCTTCTCAGTATAAACGCTGATATTATTGAGGGCACCTAGAATCACTAATGACAATGGTCTTGCTCAAAATACAAGATCACGTTACAATAGTGCATGATTCGAGGTCTTCGAGCCCAATACCAGTGCAAACACTGCAACCAGTTGTTCACAGCTCGTGTGGCAGATAGACAACGGGGTTGGGCCCAATTCTGCAGCAAATCCTGCAAACAATACTGGCAAGAGCAAGGGCGCCGCTTGTTTGCCATACTCAAAAAGCGGCGTTTTGGTTGACCGAAATTCACTTCTGCGCTATAATAATGACATAGCGTAACAACTTAGGAGCACGACATGGCATACGTTGATCAAGACATGAAGGCAAAGGCAGCACCGGTGATCAAGGCCTTGCTGACCAAGTATGGCTTGAAAGGCACCTTGAGTGTGCGCAATCACAGCACCCTGGTCCTGACCATCAGCCAAGGCAAGATCGACTTCATTGGCAACTTCAACCAAATGATCAAAGAGCGTGACCCGTCGGGTGCGCGCCATATCAACCCGGCCCGGGACCACATTGATGTCAACACCTACTGGTGTCACGAGCACTTCAGCGGCAAGGCCAAGGAGTTCCTGGACCAGGCAGTGCAGGCGCTGAAAGGCCCTGCTTACTTTGATCACAGCGACATCCAGACCGACTACTTCCACAAATCGCACTACATCGACATCAACATTGGTCGATTCAACCGTCCCTACGCCTTGGTCAAGTAATCCATCCGCACACGTCAAGGATCCACCATGCGACACTACGAAGAACTGGCCCGATTTGAGCGCAATGGCTTTGTGATCATTGTAGACAAAACCCACGAGGACATTGACCCTTGGGATTCGCTCAGAGAGTGTTTTGATGACCGTGCTGACCTCTACGCAGACATCGACTCGGGCAAATACGACTGGTTCATGTTGCGTGTTCGTGCCATGTTTGGTGGTCACGAAGTTGGTTGCAAACACCTGGGCGGATGTTTGTACGAGGATGCCCGCACTGTTCTCACCGACGGCACAGTGGAAGATCAGTTGATCACTGTGCTGGCCGAAGCAGACGCCGAACTGGCCCGCATGCGCCAGCTGATTGAACAACGAGGTGTGCCAGCATGAAATGGTTTGCCGAAACCACTGAGTATGCAGATGCCAAGTCTGCCAACGGAGTGTATCTCCTGGACGATGCCAAGACCAAGATGTATGCATTCCGCTCACATGGCGGACGCGGCCAAACTCAAGTGTTTCGCAATCCCATTCGCATCGACTTGCGCGGCCGTAAGTTTGTGATCAACCCTGTGCAGTGGCCCACCGCAGCAGCAGAATCCGAGCCCCAGGGCCGGGTTTGGTATGTGAAAGGATCGCGTGGCGATCAATACAAAGTCACTGAAGATCGTGGTGAGTGGAACTGCACATGTTCAGGATGGCGGTTCCGTGGGCAGTGCCGTCATGTGGAAGAAATCAAACAATCATGAAATACTGGAACAAGGACAAACGAATTCGGCAAGAGCGTTGGTTTCCAGTCACCAGGAGACAGGCACCCGACTACGCCAGGCACCCAACCTGGGACATCAGTTATTCCGAACTCAAACGTCGATTGCAAAACAATCCCAGCACTGGCCGATTCTATCTCTACTACGGCAGTCGCACTGTTTGGTTTGAACATGAAAAGGATGCTGTATGGTTTGCGTTGACGTACTGAAAATGCCAGTGCGCCTGTTTGTAGATCAAGCGCATGAAACATATCGAGCCCGCATGCGTGGCCTGTCTGCCTCCGAGGTGTTGCTACCGTGCAATCGATTCAATATCAATCGTGAGTTGAAACTGGCTGGCTATACCCGAGTCACCATCCCCGTGGACGTCAATCCACAGGTTTGGAATTGGCTACTTGAAAACGTAGGAGACGATAACGTCATGCTTTTGGGCGACTATCTGTGGTTCACTGAACCCGAGAAAGCCTCGTTGTTTTTGCTGCGATGGTGAAGGCATGTACCTACATGTGTATCACACCAACACACGATCTGCGCATTGGGGGCCGGCATCGGGTTGGATTGTGGCGTTTGACTACCCCAAGTTTGATCTTCTGCGAGAACTAAAAGACTGGTGTCGAGCCACATATGGTGAACCAAGTGACACCAGATGGCGTGACCAGATTCGCTGGGGCGAGATTTGGTTTCATGATGAAGCAGATGTTGTGTTGTTTCAGTTGAGGTGGACATGAAAGCCAACATAGTTGAAAGACAGTGGCATGGTTGTAGGTACCAGACGGTACAACCCTACCTCACCAGTTGGAGTATTACTGAAAATCAAAACACCTGGGCTGCAATGGAATCTTGGTGCATCGTCGCGTTTGGTGAGCCAGGTGATATGTTTTCTACCGTGGCCGAACGGTGGTACTTGAATGACTGTTGCTTTTGGTTTCGCAATGATGCTGACCTGACTGCATTTTTGTTGAGGTGGACATGACCGTAGAAGTCAAACTTGGTTGGACCGAGGAGTTTTGGCTCTGCAAGGTGCCCTACAGTCGCCGCGACAATCCCGACCGTGTTCGGGAGATCCGTGAATGGTGCCGAGCTAACTTTGACGGCCGTTGGAACTGGGAAGACCTTCACGCATGGACCAATTTTGTGCTGTATCGTGAAGAGGATGTGACATTGTTTGTGCTGAGGTGGTCATGAGATTCTTCAAAAAGATTCATGTTGGCAATACCTCGGACAGAGTCGCGTGGTGTCGCACCCATATTTGCAAGGATGTTGTGGGTGGTAACTGGTGGCATCGTCGTGGCTACATGTATTTCAAAGATGAACAGGCGTTTGTGATGTATTCGCTGAGGTGGTCATGAGAGTATTGAATCAACAAATTTGGCCTTACCAAGTACATCCCACTGGTGCAGATGCCGAAATCAAATCTTGGCTGAACGACAACGTGGGTGTTTTGAGCCGAGACTGGTATGTGGTCAAGACCTGGGCGCGGGTAACCTACTACTTCAAAGACTCACAGCATGCCTTGATGTTCAGTTTGAGGTGGACATGATTCCCGAAAATCACAATCATGTGGTGCACATACCCGTCCATCGGCAGCTGGGCTTTCTAAATTGGGACGACAGTACACAAGCCCTGCGCGCCGTGATTGATTGGTTGGACCAGCAGACCAACTATCTGCCGGGCAGGTACTCATATCTAGTTACTGTGAACGGCCACCGCAGCGTGATTCACGTTTGGTTTCTGGAAGAACACGATGCCCTGATGTGTGCCTTGCGCTGGAGTCAGGGCGTTGACGTATAATCCCGTATCGCTTACAATACAAACATGAACTCACTCAAACAGCATCAACTGTTTTACACCAACCTTTGCAATGAAAGCAACATGCCTGACCAATTGATCATGAGACCGGCGCGCAAACATCAACCCAAAAACAAATACAAGTTCAGTCGGCAGTGGTTCACTGTTGATCTTGCCCCCGGCCCCTATAGCGATGACATTGCCCGGCTGGAGTGGTGTAAAGAAACATTTGGACCTGAACCCCTACGACCTGATGCATGGAGTCGCTGGACATATAGCTTCACCACTCGCTGCCAGATCAAGTTTCGCGATGCACAGGACTATGAATGGTATCGACTGCGTTGGGGAGCATGACCTGTGGTTACCTGGGTTCAGACGCTGCGCCGGCGAATTCGATTCATGCAAGATCGTCGCTTCTTGCGCCGGCACGGGTGTGTCAGTTGGAAGCAATACCATCGTCACTACGATCCCAGAGTAAATTACAGTGCCACACAAGTCCGTGATTTCTATCACGGCTACCCAGTATTTCATTGCTTTGAAGATTACCAGCACGTGGCTTATGATTGGGACGTGCATCAATCTGGCTTTGACCGGCTGCAGGAGTGGGCAGATGCCAACTGCCAAGGCCGTGTGAGATTTGATATTCTTCGAGCCATCAACGAACCATCTACCAACAACGAGTGGGTAATGAATGAACTGGGCGGCTGGGACTACATTTTTGCGGCATTTGAAAACCCCCGCGATTACACACTGTTTGCATTGAGGTGGCTGTGATGGCATGGCAAAGAGTTGATCTAGAACGATGGGCGCCCGATCGTGCGGGCGAGGCAGTCAACTGGCTGACCGGCAACTTTGGCCCTGAAGGTGCCCAATGGCGGGTGGCACTTGGTTATGATTTTGTGGAACTGTACATGCAAGAAGAAATCTACACACTGTTTGCGTTGAGGTGGCTATGAGCTTTAGAGTGACCTTGCCATACAAGTGGCCATACAATCCCGAAGACCAGAGCCATCTGTCATGGGCTGTAAAAAACTGTCCCAGCTACATTACCAATGAACGAAACTTCAACGAGGGAGGCCTTACCAAAGTCCAGGGAGGTTGGGTCCTTACCACACACATTGACTACTTGTTTGGTGATGAAAAAGATGCTGTGGCGTTCTCATTGAGGTGGTCATGAAACGACATAAAATTGCAACAGAATTTTGGAACTGGAATCGTAAGTTAGAAATTAAACTTTGGCTAGTAAAAAATTTTGGTGTCAATGGGGACCGATGGGGTGAAGGCCTCGGCGATAATTTTTGGATGAACGAAGATGTTTATACTCTTTACTTGTTGAGGTGGTCATGAGTTACAATGGTTTTGCCCGACGCATGCAACAACGGTACAATGTTTATAGCCCAGGTCAGCTCAAGCTCACGGTGATTGAAGACGGTCATGACTGTTATCCCTGGCGTGAGGCATTTGCTTTGCTGCCACACAAAACCATAACAGGCAAAACTGTTTGGTTGAAAAAAGCCTACAAACGTCGAGTATGGCTAGCATGGGGCACAAGTTTTCACATGGAACCTGATACTCAGTGGGCCACACTTTTTGAGATAATGGCATCATGACACCTGAGATTCCAGTCAACAGCATGCATCGTGCACTTCGTCAAGCCATTGGGTGGCTGCGCCAAAAACACAACTTGAGCTGGAGCGCCACTGTGAGTCAAGAACTTGAGCAAGAGTTTGGGCTGCATCTGTGCATGGATCAAGACGGATTGGTTTATGCAGTGCGGTTCGAAACAGAAGCACAGCACACCTGGTTCATGTTGAGGTGGTCACAATGAAAAAATTTCCGTACCTAGTGACGATGGGCTATTGTCACGCCCAATATCAAGCTCAAGTCATGACATGGTGCAGAGAAAATTTCGGCGTTGAGTGGCAAATCACAGGCAACAGGTCGGGCACCTGGTGCTGCTTTTGGTCTGGATTCAGAAAAAACGGCGAGAGCGGCTACGAATACCACTTTGCCAACGAGTCTGATGCTGTGCTGTTCTCACTGAGGTGGACGTGACTCGTGTTGCGGTCACTTCTCGTGACGATTGGCATCAACAATGCTGTTGGATAGAGCAACATTGCACGGGATGGCAGGATCATACCAACTGGCACATGTGGGCACTGGGTCACGACGATATATACTTCGAATTATCGGAATCCGACGCGGTGTGGTTCCATTTGACTTGGGGGTAATGTATGAATTTTTTCAAATGGATCTTGGCGATGTTGATGTTGTGGCGTTCAACCGCCACTGCCGAAGTCACGCAGGTTTACAGTGTCAACCGAGGTGTTGTGGTCAACAGCAGTGATAGCCAGCCGCCGCGACCCATGGCCAGCCTGACCAAGATCATGACTGCCATTGTGGCTTACGAGCACAATCCCAATCTAGCCCAGCCCATGACCGCTGCGCGTGGCACACGACTGCCCCCCGGCCCAGTCACACGCGGTGACCTGTTTGCAAGTGTGTTGGTCAAGAGTGACAACGCTGCAGCCGAACAGCTGGCGCGTGATTATCCTGGTGGGCGAACTGCATTTGTTCAGGCCATGAACCGCCGAGCGCAGGAACTGGGCCTGACTCACACTAGATTCGCCGATGCCAGCGGTCTGGATCGCAACAACGTGAGCACAGCCTCGGAAGTTGTGGTCTTGGTCATGACCATTGCACAGTATCCTGAACTGGCTCGACTCAGTGTGCTGTCGCCTGCAGTGATCGAGACACCGCGACAGCGCGTGACCTTGCTCAACACCAACCGAGACCTCCTGGACCATGAAGACCATGTGCTGTTCAGCAAAACAGGATTTACTCAAGCAGCCGGGCGATGTGTGGCCTTGTTGCTGAACTATCGCGGCCAGGAGTTTGTGGTTGTGGTCATGGGATCAAAGACCAAACAACAGCGCTTGGCCACTGCTCGCCGCTTGATTCAGCAGCAGCTATCTGCCATTGACCAAGAAATTCACCGACTCACTCGCAGCTGATTTATCATGATCATACAACTTACACCTGAACAACGCGACACCTTGCTGTTCTATGAGACAGGGTTTGAACAATTGGAGCCCAGATACGAAGTGGTCGACTGGGCAGATCAGCAGGGATGGCGCTGGCGCCGAGACTGGCACTGCCGCCGCTGGCCCAGTTGGCCCAGCCGCCAATATGCCTTGGAGTTCGCCACGCCCGAAATGGCCACTATGTTTGCTCTGCGCTGGTTGTGATTTTGGTGTGCTGAAACGGCAAATGTCGCACACCTGCTTTGCCAGAAGTGTTGCACATGTGCCGCAGTGTTGCTACAATACACTCATGCTGACGCAACAGCATCTATTTAGGAGAATCTCATGCGTTTCAATGAAAACACCAAAACCTTCCGACTGTTCAACGCTCTGCGCAACGGTGACCGAATCACTGCCTCTGCTGCCGAAAAGCGCTTTGGCATCAAGAACATCAGCGCCGAAGTGTCAAGAATCCGAAATGCCGGATATGCCGTGTATGCCGACACCCGCGTGGCCGGCAACCATGTGCAAGTGACCGAGTATCGCTTGGGCACACCAAGTCGTCGCATAATTGCTGCTGGATACAAGGCCATCGCATTAGGACTTGCATGAACCATCACTGATCCAGTCCTGTGGATCGTGTAGTCAAAGCCGCCATCATGGCGGCTTTCTTTTGGGCCCAATGTGCTTTCATTGCTTCGCTTCTTTTCAGTTTGCAGGCATCTGTCATCGTTCTTTGTTTTGCAATAGCACTCATCTTGGCCCGGGTCTCGGGAGAATGGTTTTTACCCGGCTGCCCTTTTTTTATTGCACTCATCTTTTGACGAGTTTCCACTGAATGAGTGCGTTTTCGGTTAGCCGCACTAATTTTCTGGCGTGTTTCTATTGAGGGCGCAGGCCTGCTCTTGGCTGCTGCCCTCATTTTTTCTTTTGATTCGTCTGTATGCGATTTTCCGCGCCAAAGATTGCTAAGTTTTTTCTTGGTTTCTTCGGTGTGCCTATAGCCTGTTGCACCTTCGCCGCCATCAGTTCTGTTGCGCAAGATCCCAGTGCCTTGATCTTTACGGCCATACCAACGAATATATCTACGTTCGAGCGCTAATGCACCAAGCTCAGTAAGATGGGTTTCTAATACAACTATTCGTTCGTTATCTACAGGGACTGTAATACCTTTATGCCAATCCCGGGCACGGTTGCCGTGCCCTTTACCAATGTAGTAAGGTGTGCCATCTTTGCGAAGATAGGCGTAAACGTAGTAAATAGTCATGCTGTGATCCTCCTCGATCATAGAGTAGTTGGGGTTTCCGAGGCCCGCGAACTACACCCTTATTTACCAAAGACCCGCCCCAGTGGCGGGTCTTTTGTTGACTTTAAATGCGCCATCTGCTACAATACACAGCAAAGGAGCAAAGCATGTTTGAACGGTTTCTCAAGTTTTTGGAGCGGCATGGTCGCAAGCGCATTGTGATGGATCGGGTGGAGGACCGCCCGTATCTGGAGCGCTACTACCTGTTTCTCAAAAATCGCGACTCATTCCCGTTCAACGTGTTCCTGCACAAGTTTCTCAAGAGCGACGGCGACGATCCGCATGACCATCCCTGGGGCTATGCCACCTTGATTCTCCGAGGCGGATACTGGGAGTGGATTCCGGTGTTCAACGCTCAGGGTCAAATGATGACCGAAACTGTGGTGTGGCGCGGCCCTGGCAGCTTCCGCATCAGTTCGGCCCGCAGTTTCCACCGCATTGAGCTGGAACCTGGAGTGGAATGCTGGACCCTGTTCATGCCCGGCATCAAGTCACGCGACTGGGGCTTCTGGGTGCGAAACCAGTGGGTGCAGTGGGAACAGTATCTGGCACAACGAAAGGCACAAGCATGAAGTGGTTTTGGAACTATGTTCGACGACGGCTGCACCAGAATGAGGCCGATGTCAAATCGGGAGGGGCCAAGATCACGGACGTCCTGCGCTGGGACTCTCCAGGCATGAATCTGCGTGTGACACCAGCTGTGGGCGGCACCATTGTCACAGTGACCCAGTTTGACCGTGCTCGTGATCGGCATGACGAGCGTGTGTATGTGATCCCCGACGATTACGATTTTGATCAGGAACTGTGCCGGATTATTTCTTTGGAACGACTGCGAGGCTGATATGGAACTGTTTTTGGTTTTTGCTCTGGGTGTGATTGCGGGCGTCGTGGGTCATGCCACCCTGCTGGCGCTGCGAATTCGGCGGCTGTTGCGAGAAATACCCGAACTGGCAGCGATCATGAAGGGCGAAGCAGACGAGGAGAAGGCTCCCGCAGCCGACACGCGCCTGCGCCTGCGTCTGGAACGCCACAATGATGTGCTTTACACCTTCCGTGTGGACGATGGCACATTCGTGGCCCAGGGTGCCGATTTGGCGCAACTGCAACAGCATCTTGAACAACGCTATCCAGGCCAGGCAGCTGTGGTCACCGAAGGCGATGCCGATGTGCTGGAGTGGCTCAAAACTCAAACCAAGGCTCAAACACAATGAAAATCTCCATCGCAAGTGACGTGCATCTGGAGTTTGGTGATTTGGAAATCACCAACACAGACCAAGCCGACGTGCTGGTGCTGAGTGGCGACATCTTGGTTGGTGTCGACATCACACAGCGGGACCCACACGGCATCATGGGCCCCGAATACCGCAGCAACCGCTATCATGATTTCATGCAGCGCTGCGCGGCACAGTTTGGCCATGTGATCTATGTCATGGGCAATCACGAGCACTACAACGGCGACTTCGCTCACACCCACCAGCACTTGAAATCGGTGCTGAGTTATCTGGACAACGTGTCCATCCTGGAACGCGAGTGCCGTGTGCTGGATGATGTGACCTTCATTGGCGGCACACTGTGGACCGACATGAACGGCGGTGATGCGCTGACTCTGCAGCACATGAGCAAAATGATGAACGACTTTGTGTGCGTGAAGAACAGCAACCGCATGGTGTCCTACCGCACCTACGACAACATTGACAAGCCAGTGGGCATGACTGATTCTGAGTGGCTGGAACGGCCCGAGACTGACCGGTACCGCACAGTGTTTCGCACCCGGCCGGCCAAGTTCACGCCCGACGATGCCATGCTGGAACATCAACACATGTTGGAATACATTCGACTCATGACCGAAGGGCACTGGGACCGCAAGTTTGTGGTTGTGGGGCATCATGCGCCCAGCCGGCAGAGCACTCACCCGCGCTATGCACATGACACCATCATGAACGGCGGCTACAGCAGCAACTTGGACCAGTTCATTGAGGATCACCCGCAGATCCGACTGTGGACATGCGGGCATGTGCACAACAGACACAGTTACTATGTTGGTGACACCCTTGTGGTATGCAACCCCCGCGGGTATATTGGGCACGAAGAAGCGGCCAGCACGTTCAAACTCAAAACAGTAGATTTGGATAATCTACCTGCCAAGTTTGATGGGGTCCGGTGGGATTAAGATGCTCGGCGCAATCTGCCCGGGACATAATTCGAACCCGGGCAAGCAACTGACATTTTGCTAACAACACCGTTGTTCCACCATCTTGACCCCAGGGGCGAATGCCTGCCGCTACCGCCGGCAAATGCAGTCGCCGGTAGTCTGCCAGGGGAGAACCCCGGAGGAATTTCTTCTGCAGGTGCTATCATTAGTTCTTCTATCCTGTTGTTGATCCAAATCTTGCCTCTTTGCACGTCTGTTCCTATTTTTGCCCCTGTATTGTTAAATGGCAATCTTCCTCGAATATAAGTTTCGTCAGGCGGAAATTCTGAAAAAGTTTGATGCGATCCATTATTCCACCATTTAGATTTTTTTCCATTTTCGATAATTTTATGAAATGAATCTTTGTAGCCCTGAGTGTTGCTAGTGTCTCCGCCGTCTAAGCTCTCAACTATTAAGTTGGCCCATTCTGCAGATTCCACAATATTATTTTTCTCACTAAACTCTATAGCAGCGGACTGGCACTCGATTTTGTCTGTATAGGTTCCGACAATTTCTGTCGAGTAATCGTAACCGTGTTTTTCTAAATGTGCTCGCCAATGCTTGCCGGACCCTGGATACTTGTGGGCGTTTTCTTTGGTAGTCTTGCCAAAATATTTTAACCCTGTTTTATTATGGGTTTTTATATAGAGATGGATAGGGCGAATACTCTTTGACATATATCAACTTCAACAGTATACTATTTATACACGGACATACTCATGAGGATTTTGACTACATGATTGGTCAGACCCGTGTGGTGTGCAATCCACGTGGGTATGCAGGGCACGAAACAAGGACCCAAGAATGGAAACTCAAGACAGTGACAGTGTGAACTCCTGGACTCTGACCGTGGAGTATGACGAATCGGGTCATGCCATGATCACTCTGCCGGCTGAGGTGATAGCCAGTCAGGGATGGCAGGAGGGTGATGTGCTGACCTGGGTGGACCTTGGAGACGGCACATGGCAACTAAAAAAACAGTGAATTCGTCGGTGACTCTGACCCGTGCTCAAATCGAACAGATTGTGGTGTGGTACAACTTGTATCAGCCAGCACAAGAAGTTACAATAACTGAATATCACTCCAGTGGAATTGGCGTGGGCCATGTGCTGGAATGGACCCAAGGCAGCCAAACCTTGACCTACGACATAACAGATGTGAGCACCTGGTAATGCGAGTATATCTTTCTGGACCCAGAGATCACTGGATCTCGCCCTACACCATTCTTGACCGGATATTTTTCTGGACACCCTGGAGCCGTTGCAGCCGCTGGAGCCCCCGGGAGGTTGCGATGGACTCGCTGCGAACCATGACCAACGAGCCATCGCATTTTGTGGAACGCCCCGAGTGGGTGGATCGCTGGGCTGATCGACTCACGCCCGTGTGTGAGGCCATCCGCTGGGTATGGGATCGTGTGCATCCCGAAGTTCAGTATGTGCACATCAGCAGAAGCGACACCTGGAGCATGGATCACACCTTGGCTCTGGTCACATTGCCCATGCTGCGGCAGGTTCAACAGCTCAAGCAAGGATCGCCATTTGTGGAGGATTCGGATGTGCCCGAACACCTGCGCAGCACCGCGGCACCGCCCAAGGCCAAAGACTGGGACATTGACGACAACCACCATGCTCGCTGGGACTGGGTGCTGGGCGAAATGATCTGGGCGTTTGAAACCTTGTTGGATCCCAATCGCGAAGACAAATTCTATTCAGGTGAATCGGACATCAAGTGGACTCCAGTTGATGCCCAGGGCAACGAAGTGCCACGAGGTCAGCATCGATACTATCGCATGGACCATGGGCCTGGCCATACCCTGCAGTGCGACCAAGCGGGATTGGACCACATGAACAAAAGAATGCAAAACGGATTCCGCTTGTTTGGAGTCTACTTCCAAAGTCTATACCATTGATGCCATGAACACTGTGTTTTCCAAGCTGACCATCACGCTCCAGAATCCTTCGGCGGACTTGGATGACGACGTCAGTGTGTTTAGAAAAAACTCCACCACCATGGAATCCATGATGATCGACGGTGTGTCAGCATACCTTGGCAACTGCCCGGGCACACCACTGCCAGATCTAAAGGACAAAACTCTCGAAGAAGTGGCACACATGGTTCGCCGCTACTTTCAGGACAAGTGGACCATTCAAGCTCTGCGCGGGCACACACTGAGTGAGTTTAGAACCAAGGCCCTGGCCTGGTTTAACGAAGAATTGACCCTGGATCCTGTGGATCATGGCATGGCAGTTTTGCTGCCTTACTTTTATCACGAAGACCGCTGTATCGACCATGTGATGTCAGTGTGCACTCCACTCACGGCCCTGCTGGTCAACAGCACTGTGGATCTAACCCCAGTGACCTGGTACAGCCCCTATCGCAAAAACACTCGCACCCATCCCTCCAAAAGCAAAACCGCGGTGTTTTGGTACCGTGATACCGAAACTGGCGCGCCGTTCATGGTCAAGAGCACCAGCCCAGAGCATACTCAATTGCTCAGCAGCATCTACCGGGCAAATCGCATCCGAGTCAAAGCCGAGTGGATCAGACATTCAAGCATGCCCGGCCAGCCTGGCGTCAGCTATTACGAAGCCCACAAACTTCAGCTGTTGGGCATGGAATAATAAATCACATGTTGCCAGCAACATTCAATTCAACCAAAAGGAACCCATGAGTTATTTGTTTACATCAGAATCAGTGTCCGAAGGACACCCAGACAAAGTGGCCGATGCCATCAGTGATGCAGTGTTGGATCTGGTCATGCAGCATCAAAATCCTGCGTACCGGTGTGCCTGCGAAACCCTGGTGACCACCAACCGTGTGGTCCTGGCTGGAGAGTACAAAGGTGCATTGGATTTTGACCAAGTCGAAACTGCCGTGCGAGAAACAGTCCGGCGCATTGGATATGAGCAGTCGGGATTCCACTGGCAGAATCTGGAACTGACCAATCTCTTGCACGGACAATCTGCTGACATCGCCCTGGGCACTGACAGCTTTGGTGCCGGGGATCAAGGTCTCATGTTTGGCTATGCCTGCAATGAAACCGAAAACTACATGCCGTCGGCCATCTACTGGAGCCACAGAATCGTGGACATGCTGGCTCGCCAGCGACGCAATGGCACAGTTGAATGGCTGGGCCCAGACGCCAAGAGTCAGGTCACGTTTGAGTACGATGACAACAATGTTCCGGTGCGTATTGCCAAGGTGGTATGCAGCACTCAGCACAGTGACGCCGTGGATATTGAACTGGTGCGTGGTGCAGTGGAATCCATGATTCGTGCTCTCCTGCCCGGGAAATACGTGGATAACAACACCGAGTTCTACATCAACCCCACTGGACGATTTGTGATTGGCGGACCCGACGGCGATGCAGGTGTGACCGGACGCAAGATCATTGTGGACACCTACGGTGGCTACGCTCCGCATGGTGGTGGCGCCTTCTCGGGCAAGGATCCCACCAAGGTGGATCGCTCGGCAGCATACATGATGCGATACATTGCCAAGAACATTGTGGCCAGTGGTGCTGCACCCTGGGCCACATGCCAGGTCAGCTATGCAATCGGCGTCAAGCAACCCATGAGTTTCTATATAGAAACTCACGATGCTGCCCTTAGCAGACAGTTGACCAACAAGATTTCTGGCCTTGTGGACCTGACACCAGCGGGTATCATCGAGCGTTTTAACCTGTTCCGGCCCATCTACAGCTCGACCACCAATTATGGTCACTTTGGCAAAGATCACTTGCCATGGGAGCGGGTGGATCTGCTATAATGACTTGGCATATTTTTATGGTTGTGCCCCGCAGCCATAATTATATGCATGCACTGGCATGCTGAATCAATTGACACCGAGGTGTTTGCATATCAAACACAGGTATGCAAACCTTATGGCACACTGTCCCGCTTGTTGGCGTGGTGTCAATCGCAATGCACCGGCGAGTGGCGCTGGGAGGTGGACACTGAAGCCAGCACTGCCGTTACAGGCGCTTGGGTGTACACTTTCCACTTCAAGGATGAACGCGACCAATTGGCCTTTTTGTTGACCTGGGCCTGACATTATTTTGAAAGTTTTTATGAATCCAAACGAGCACCGAGCACTTGATCGAGAGTTGCAGCGCCAGCGGTATGGCGAAAATAGCCAAACACTCAAAGACCTTGGCTACCACACCGATGTCATGAACATTCGGCACATGGGACGACTACGTGGCACCGAAACCACTTGGCAGTACATGGTGGACAACAACCTTGAGGATCTGCGAGACTGCGTGACCGACTATGACTTGTATCACTGGGTCACCACAACACAGCTGGATCCCAAATTGCTGAGTCAAGGTGTGATACTGGAGTTTGGCACCGCAACTGGACGAACTCTGAACCAGTTTGCACACTGGTTGCCTGATCATGAAATTGTGGGCTTTGACAGTTGGCAGGGCTTGCCCGAAGCATTCAACGACTTGCCAGCTGGTCACTTTGCGCAGCCCTTGCCCGATGTCAAGCCCAACTGTCGTTTGGTGCAGGGTTGGTTTGGTGCGCGTCCGCCACAGGATCAGTCCACTGTTGATGAGTTCACCGCAGCAAAGTTCGCCCAAGAACTCAAGCGTCCCATTGCCTTGCTGCATCTTGATGCTGACCTGTACTCCAGTACCCAGACCGTGTTGAATGCGTTTGCTCAGCACATTGTTCCGGGCACTGTGATCTTGTTCAACGAGTACTGGAACCATGCCACCTGGCGCAAGCATGAGTATCGTGCTTGGCAGGAACACTGTGCAGCACACCAGGTGCGATACGAGTACATTGGATATGCCAGCGACCACCAAGAAGTTGCTGTGCGTGTGTTGTAAAATCACAACACTAGATCAGGCCCGGGTTGCACACAATCCGGGCTTGGTCGTATAATACACATACGGTAAACGTTTACCGGCTGGCCTCAATAGGTCAGTGTTGACATGGGGTTGACACTGATCGATGGCCACGAACGAAAGACTCACATGGCTACTGCTATTCCCACCTACGCTGATCAGCGCAACGCTCGTTTTCAAAACACTTCTTCCAACCTGGTGGACCTGGTACAGCGTCTCAACCAAACTGTGGCAGCGCTGCCTGTGCAGGCACAGCGCAACTGGCACAGTCGCTTGACCAAGGCGTTGCAAACGTTCAAACAAAACAACCCCGGCATCACCAGCATTGCCGATCCCAACTTTCGCTTGTGCAAGAGCATCATGGGCCGGCTCAAGGACATTCAGATCGACACCACCATGCAGCGCGAGCCCAATCTGCAGTGGTTGATTACCATTATCGAAAACTTCCGCGCATATCAGGCACAGCCGATTCAGGTGTATGCCACCCCCACCGGCTACGGCGCCTGGGACGGGCAACACACCAGCCTGGCATTGTACCTCATTGCGGTGCAAGGCCTGGGCATGAAGTTTGAGGACGTGGAAGTCCCGGTCAATGTGTACAACATTCTCAGCCGCGCCCAGATTCGCAGCAACTTCATCAACAACAACACCACAGTGGGCAAGAATGCTGGCAAAAAGGCCCTGGACATCATTGACATTTTTCAACAAATGATCTACGGTGTCGAGGTTGACGGTGTGACCGAGCCCGAGTGGGTGGCAGCGCACGCCAAATGGAAGCACCTGGCGGCAGCTGGCTTGTTCCTCACTGCAGAAAAATTCAACGACACCGACCAAGTGGGCGCCATTAGTCGTCTCAACGAGATCGAAGATTCCAGTGTGGAAGTGGTGCGTCAGTTTGCGGTGTATGGCCAATATGTGGTTGGCATGCAGCAACGAGCCATCAATTCCAAGGAAATTCCCATCATCATGGAATTCCTGAACCTGTGTGAACAGCAAGATATTCACTACACCGACGCTGAAATTCAAGACCTTGCGCAACACTGTATCGACATGTTTGACGCCAACTTTGATGCCAAAGGTGTGTTCTGGGAAGTGGCTCATCAAGCCAACCTCAACGCCTACAACAAGGCCAACAAAGGCATTCCCAAGCATCTGTGGCCCGAGGCTCCGCGCAACAGCAAAAACACCCCTCAAGGCCTGGCGTTTTTCTGGCACCAGTTGGTCAAGACTTGGGTACCACGTCAGGCTGCTGGGTTCCGATTCCCCAAGCAACCGTTCTCGGTGTACCAACCTGATGTCAAGGACTTGTTCTGATGTCTAACACAAAACCATTGATGGAAAGGGTCAGTGGGTTTGCACAAAAGAAACCCACCCCAGTGCGCCGCGGCGGCGCCAGCTACGACGAGACCTATCGCTTCTGCTCGCGTGGTCTCCGGCTGCTGATGGCCATGTACGCGCGCCTGCAAGTGGAAGGACAAACTGCACGACTGGTTCGTGACGGCATGGATTTTTTGCTGCGTCGATACCAGGGCTACAGCATCAAAGAAAACATTGGTGCTCACTATCGTGAAGCAGGCCTCAACGCCACTGACCCAGCGGAGTTCGAGCATGTGATCCCAGCCAGTGTGGCGCGAGACCTGTTGCTGTACGGGCGAATCACTGTGGACGAGGCACTGAACATTCCCACCTGCCAACTCAGCAAGAGCAAACACATGACACTCAACAGTACCAAACTTGGCAGTACCACACCAGACATCTACTGGTTCTGGAAGCGATATGCTTCGCTGGGCATCACTGTGCACACACACGATGGAACTCCGGTTGATTTTGACACCTGGAATCTTGACACTCACTATCAATACTTTGGAATTGGATCATGAGCATTTTGCAAGTTCGCAGTCGTCCCTGGATGGTTTTTGATGTTGCCGACGCCCAGCATCGGGCTTGGTTTTATGAATTTGCTGTGACTGGTACCTGGGCGCACTGCCCGTATCAATTTGTGGTGCCCGACGATCACGGCGGTGATCTCACATCGCTGGTGCAGCGTGAACTCAGCCGCTGGTATGCTGCCCAGGAGTTTGCACCCAAACGGCCCCTTCGAAATCGCAGTTGACTAGAATCTCCACAATGTGCTATACTAAGGTATCATCTAGATATCGGAGTCAATCATGACGCTGGAATGCACCTGGGAAGAATTCAAGCAACGCGCCCGTGAGTTCAGGCTGGCTGCACCCACCATGAATCTGGCGGAATTGCACAATGCTTGGCACTGCTTGGGTCTGAGCTATTTGGGCATGAGTCAAGAACAATGGCGCCACAGTGCTGGTATCGTGCTGCAAATGGAAAGCGCCACCTACATTCGCCGCGAAGTGGAATTGACCCAAGTACCTGAACTGGAATAACATGGCCACCATACGCAAACGTTATCAACAACTCCAAGCTCGTATTGATCGGGCTCGTGAGGGCATCGCCGCTCTACAACAACAGTGCCCGCATGCCAATGTTGAAAAGCAACACCGTGCCGATACCGGCAACTATGATCGCTCCAGTGACCGCTACTGGACTGAATTCACTTGTGCCGATTGTGGCCACCGTTGGACAGAGGAGGGTTCACAATGAACACGCGATTCCAAGACTTGGCAAGACAGAGTGGTGCCACTGACGAACATGGGTCACAGGCTACTACGGTGTTCTGTTTCACTGCATCGGAGTTGGATGGGTTTGTTGAGCGAATTGTTCGTGAATGTGCGCGGGCCAGCAAGGAAACTTGCAACGAACTCAAAGCCGATGCCAGCATACAGACTCCAGGGTTCAAGACCAGTATGAACCTGTATCAAGTGACCTTGCGCAACCGACTGGCTGAGCGTTTTGAAATTGACGGGATGGAATAATGAACCAACGTGTTGATGAACTTGCCTGGCAAGCTGGCTGCAATCAAGTCAGTCACCACGATCCGGTTCGTCCAGAATGCAACGGCTGGATCATCAATCAAGAAACCTTGGACCGTTTCGCTGAGTTGCTTGTTCGGGAGTGTGCCAAGAAAGGTTTTGATATTTTTGATCAAGAACCTGACGCTCCGCCCAGCGACTTGCAGTTTTATGTTCGTGATGGCATCATGAAACATTTCGGAGTTGAACCATGAAACCATCTGGGGATTTGTTGTTGATCGGTGTGCCGTCATTCAACGGGGACACCGATCACTGGGCGACCCAAGATGCTGCCATTGACTTCCTACGTAGTGAGGGAGTCACTGTGCTGAAATGGACTCACGGCTCGGGCTCTACTCACTTTTTCTATGCCAGGTGCAGCGAACAAACACAAGCCTGGCTAATGCTCAAAGGATGCACAGTCAAAAACTGGACAACTAAATTGGTTAAATCGGTCCAACTAAAAATTGACGAAGCATTGGCGGATGCCAAGTTTAGCAGTGTCGAACTTGAAGAAGTTGATGTGTGCCAAATGTTTGTGCATGCGGTGCGTGAAAAGTTTGGAGTCAGTGATGCGGTACTATGACCCACGCGACGACCTGGACCTCACTCCCGAAGAGGAGAATGCACAGTATCTACAGCAAAATCCCCACATCGAGCGTGGACTGTGGCGGGAATGGGTGGGTGTGGTGTGCGATAGACAACAGATCAGTCCACCCACTGAACAAGAATGGGCCCAGTTACAAGCCCAGTGGCATCACGGCCGGGCACCTGTTGACTCAGTTGCTGAACTAAAACTCCTGAGAGGTATATCATGAACAAACGAATTCGAGAACTGCAAATCCAAGCCTTTGATCTTTGCACACTACACGAGGGCAACCTGCACGTCACCGACGAGGTGTTTGAAAAATTTGCCCAGCTGCTGGTGCAAGATTGTGTCAACAGCCTGATGACGCCCGAGTATGCCATGACTCACCCGGACGAGTTGAGTGAATACAACCGTGGATGGGTCAATGGTCGATTGCTGGCTGTGGAGACGTTCAAAGAACGGTTTGGAGTGGAATAATGAAACTGTCAAAATTTATCAAACAATTGCAAGAACTGGAAGCACAAGGTCACGGTGACTTGGAAGTGTTCTATCGGCATGGTGCATCAGGTGACTGCGGTGAGCTGAGTTCAGCACATGTGACAGATGAGGTTGAGGACACCGGCCCATTTGACTTGGAAGATGGCGAACGGTATGTTTCGATCTATGCAGGTAACTGACATGAACCCGCGAATCCAAGAACTGATTGCACAGGCTACAACACGTCCACACCGAGACCAAGGGTTCAACGGAGAACCTACTCACGTCTATCCGGGCACACTTGACCCGGAAAAACTTGCTGAGTTGATTGCACACGAGTGCATGGAATGTGTACGTGACGTGCTCAGGGACGAGGCTTCTGACCTCACCTATGCAGGTGCGGAACAGGTTCAGAGTCGAATTCGTCAGGTGTTTGACATCCAGGAGTAACGCATGAGTTTCAGAACAGCATACCGGGACTTTAAAAGTGGTCGTCGTGCCCGAGGCCCGCAGGGTTTGATCAGCGACCCAACCCCGGAACAATGGAAACGGACCATGGACGAGTATTACAAGCAACAGAACCAAAACCGATACAACGGCCCACGCGGCCCGCGCGGTTGACTCAAAATCCCTGTTGTGCTACAATACACACATGAATCGCAAATACATCCATCGTTACCGCATCCTGTCTGGCCCACTAGCTGGCGTCGTTGCCGACGGCGTCGAAATCGGCGTTCAGGACTATCCTGATCAATGGCGTCTTGAAGGGCTCACCCACGAGCAGATCATGGAGCGGCAACAACGGGTGCAAGCACAAGGTTTGTGCGGTGGCATTTGGTTGTTTGACCTTCAACAAGTGATCCGTCGCCCACTCCCAGTTCACGGTGGGCATCGGCCCAAAGTGGAAATCACCCCCGAGGGTGTGAACTACGATGATGTTTACATGGACCTGTGTGTGCCGCATGATCGATATGGCAACGAGATTCGTGTGGGCGACAATCTGATTGTGGCCAGCAAGAACGAAGCCCGTCGTGTGGTTGTGGAGCGGTTCGCTGCCAAGCCTTTCATGGCCAGTTATGGCATCATGCAACGCAAGATCACTGTGCGCGATGAACTGGAACAACAGACCCTGACCATCAATGACTGTTTTGCAACTATTCGGGTGGGCAATGAAACAGCGACTGATTGAATTTCACGAGCCGGGCAACACGTTCGGCACCTTCTACATTGTGGAAATGCCCTCACGTGGGGAGCCTGACTTCTACCGCCAGGCCGTATCGTTCCAGGCGTTCTGCACACGAGAACTGAACCGAGCATTTCCTGAGGACCCTCTCAACCGAGACTGGGTGGCTTATGCCCGGACCGTCAAGTATTGCAGTGTTCACGAACCCAGATCTGGTGAATCCATTGCAAGTTTCCTCACCCGACTGGACGAAGATCCCAACACTGTGCCTGTGTGCCGGGGCGTCTGGGACTTTTATGAAAAGATTGGCTACGACCGCGTGACCAAGCGATATCGTTAAGGAGTGATCATGTCAGGTTACAACACTGTTCTCATGGTAGACCGCATTCGAAATCGTGCGGCTGCACTGGGCTTTATGCTGGCTTATCCAAAGTACAGTCGTGGCGACGGTGATGACCTGGTGTCGATCCAGCCACGGGATACCGAGGCCCTGCCCATTTACACCCGCGATGCTCAGTTTTTCACGGGCACCCTGCAGCAACTGGACTCGTTCCTGGCTGGTATTGAATGGGCACGAGACTATGACCGAATGTTGCGCGTGAGCGATGCCCGGCGCCGTGAGCGTCGAGAACAGGATTTTCGTAACCGCGAACTGGCACGTGCCCTGGCGCAGGCCGAACAACCACAAGGACTCAACCCATGAGCATGTACGATAACCTGTCGCGAGACCAGCTGATTGCAGAACTGCAGGCTCGGGATCGACAAATTGCAACGCTGACCCTTGACTGCGAAACTGCCTGGCGTCGGTATCACAACGCCAATGCCATGACACAGAGCTATATTAATGAGTTCGCTGCTCGTGGCTTGGTGTACGTACCTGAAATCACATCTGGGGGCAAATCATGAGCAATCCCGTTATCGATCAGATTCAAAATCCCCGCCTGCGTGAACTGGCGGACCAGTGTGTGCATCGCAGCCGTGGTGACTTTGGCATGGTAGTTGAAGGTGGTGTGGACTTGGAACGGTTTGCCCAGCGCATTGTTGATGCCTGTGCTGACGTGATCCAGAAAGAAAAAGACACTGGGCTCTACAACTCCAACCAAATGGCGGGCATGACAGTGGCCCGGGCTGTGGTCCGAGACGTGTTTCAACCAACGGATCGCACAGTGAACATCGTGAACAAAATCACCACCGCAGACTGCAAAAAATTCTTGGCTGACTATTTCCAGAACAACCTTGATGCTCTGAAAGAACGGTTCGGCGATGACGACGATCCTGAATACATTGAGCACCTGCAAAAAATAGGGTCCAAGCCCGGTGAATGGATCCGTGAATGGAAGGCCAAGCCCCAGGGCAAAGACATGAATTGGTATTCTACCCAAACTGGATTTACAACCACGCAGGGCGAAAAGACCTTTGGCGAAATCGAGTCTGTCCGTTGCTTTGTGCTGGATCCAGCGTGGTTTGACACTGCGGTTCGATATCTCGTGATCGAGGGCAAAGACGGTAACCTTTATCTCGGTGACATGATTGGTGAATAACATGAACGAACGAATTGATCAACTGTTGGTCAAGGCTGGTGCCGTCTTTGGCGGCGACGGTGTTGTTTATGACAACTTTGATCCCAAAAAGTTTGCCCAGCTGGTTGTGCAGGAGTGCGCCGAACTCACACTGGACTACCGGGACCTCAACTACTACGCCGGCTGGATGGACTACCGAGACGAAATCAAACGACACTTTGGAGTCAAATCATGAGTGACCTTTTTGTTGCTGGGCTAATGTTGTTCATGTGGGTCCAAGGACTAGCCGTTGGCTACGTTATTTGGGCACCCGGCACGCCGTTCAAACGTGGATTTGTTGACGGGCTCACGTTGAAGGGTATCTTGGGGAAGAAAGAATGAACACTCGAATTCAACTGATTTTGGCACAGGCGAGAAGTCAAGTGCGCCAAGACATTGAGTATTCGCCTGATGCACTGTTGCCGCAAGAATTGGTTGATGAAAAATTCGCCCAGTTGATTGCACAAGAGTGCATGGGCTTGTGTGCAGAAACTCAAGCTGAGTATTTGAAACATCGTCGGGCAACCTCAGACTTTGACGAGAAAGCCATCTACGCCGAAGGTGAAGCTGCATGTGACGTGGTTCGGCACAAAATCAAAAGACACTTTGGAGTTGACGCATGAGCAACATGCAACCTAACAATCCTTGGGGACACCTGTTCTCAATCACACAGTTCAGGGAAAGGCCCAAACTGTTTGATCCAGCCTACGACACTGCGTTTTGGTCCAATGGCACTGACATGGATATCTCTATCCTGATTCAGGATTCATCACAACCTGCTCCTAGCTGGGCCACCCACGTGGTGATAATTTATTCAAGGTAACACATGAACCAACGAATCCGAGAACTGGCGAAATGCAACGAACGCATTGAAAATTTCTTTGTTACTGGGCCCGCTCAACGTGCGGCCATCGAGCAATTCGCCCAGTTGGTCGTGGAGGCAGTGCTGGATCAAGTTGAAGAACGTGCCTACTACACCGGCGACAGGAACTGGAGCGATGAACTGGACCGACAATGGGTGCAGTTGGAGTTTGGGTATGGCCCATTGCACGATTCAAAAACATCCGGGAGTTGACGCATGACCGAACGAATTAGAGAACTTGCCCTTCAAGCTGCCAATGAAGTTGCGGATTTGTTTAGTCCTGGCTTTTTTGATGACCGAATGGTCTATCGTGTAGCAGAGATTAACGAAAAACTCGCCCAGCTGATTGTGCAGGAATGTGTTGCCGTAGTTGAGGATAGGGGTTGGCGTGCGCCATCGGATGACGATGGGTACTTCAAAGCGGCAACAGATATGGCGGCCACAGATATCAAGAGACATTTTGGAGTCAAACCATGAAACTACATCAGCAAGCCTTGATCAACACCGCGAAAAGTCTCGGAGTCATACTGGCCTATGTCTTGGGCTTTATCGCTTTATTTGCGCTGGGCATGTTCTATCCATTAATTGTTTTGACAATATTGGTCATTGGGATTTTGTGTATGGTGGTCTGGAGCATATACAAACATGAGCTAGAACGTCTACAAGTCCAGGAACGATTGGACGACCGTAAAAAATATCTTGACACCTCGAGCATGGTGACCCAAGTATTAGACAACGTTCGCAAACGCCGTCAACAATCTCAATCTCAATCTCAAACCAAGGAGTAAATCATGGAACTGGCAATTTTTGTATATTTGATCGGTGTATTGGGCAAGCTCACTGTGGCCCTGGGCATTCTGCTGGCAGCAGCGGCCATAGCCTTGATAATTTTAGGAATTTGGTACAGCGTGTTGGTTGGCGAAGAAAATTGCAGCTGGCATCTAAAACACGATGGGACCAACACCTCGGCTTATCTACGTCAGCGGGCCACTGTGCGCCGAGGGCTCAAATGGGCGCTCGTCACTATAGCGGTGATTGGTCCGATTCAGATCATGACTCCATCTACCAAAACAGCGTGGACCATGGCAGGTGCTTATGCTGCACAACAAATTGTCCAAGACCCACGCGCAGGTGAGATTGGCAACAAAGTGTTCACCATCATCAACCAACAGTTGGATGAAGTGATCGAACGTGGACGACGACCAACTCGAGATGCCGCGCCCCAAAGCCGCGATTGACCGACGAATCAGTTACCCCATCTAACTTGGGCGGCCCGTTGCCCACCTGACAGGGCTATCGATTTTAAATGCGTTTGCATGGTCGATAGCCGTCCTTTTGACCACCCTTTGGGGCAATCTCGGCAACATACCTCTACGGTTCCGTTGTTAAACCAACGCTTTCCGGCTTGCAAACTACCGCGCACCCATCCAGGTCCTGGACATTCCCACCGTCGAATAGTCTTATTTCCGTCCGTCCAACATGGTCGACCTTTAAGCTGTGCACGATGTTTTTCGATTTGCCCAGCCGATTTAATATGCCCAATGGTTGAGTCACCACCGTCTGTTTTGTTATGCAGTATACCTGTGCCGTTATCTTTGCGGCCATACCATCGAATATATCTGCGCTCTAACGCCAGCGCACCTATTTCGGTTAGGCCTTGTTCCAACACAACTATTTGGTTTATGTCCCGCGGAGTAGTCACTCCGTGTTTTTTGTGGGAAACATATAGCCGCCTTCCTGATCCTTTTCCTATGTAGTATGGGAATCCTGTTTTCTTGTTTATGTATGCGTAGGTGTAGTATCCTACTGGTATAGTTTTATCCATAGCCGTTCCAGTAAAAGTTGCTTGTCATATTTACATGATAATGCCCAGTTGACAAAAATACCTTCTTGCTGTAGAATAGCGTTATCTTAACACTTACGAGGTTCAAACGATGGCAACGAGAGGCACTATTGCACTGGAATACGCCGATGGCACAGTTCAACAAATATATGTGCACTGGGATTCTTACTTGGCGGGAGTGGGCCAAGAACTAGTGGACGACTACAGCGACCCATTCAAACTGGATGAACTGATTGCTCAGGGCGACACCAGCACCATCGGTGACCCCTACACCCGTCGCGGCGAAGAGTTGAACATCCGCTATTACGCCAACTTTGACGACTATGTGAAGAATGGACAGCGTGAAGAATATGACTACATCCTGCGACAGGTGGATGGCCAAGCGGTGTGGTTTGTGCGGTTCGGTGGCGACGACCTGTTCATCTCGTTTGAGCAAGCCATGGCTCAGCGGGAATCCGACGATTAACGGTTGCCCGAAATTCACTCCCTGTGCTATAATATCAACATAGCGTAAACGAACAGGAGCCGATCATGAACGACAAAATTCAAGAACTTAAAACGCAGGCCATGTTGTTTGCGCAAGAAAAATGTCAAGGTCAGTCCCGTGATGCGAATGGAACGTTGAGGGCCGATATTATGACAGCCAAGTTCGCCGAATTGGTCTGGGCTGCTGCACGACAGCAAGGATACGACGAAGGGTGGAGTGCCGGCGAGGCAGCGGGTTATAACTCGGGTTATAGCGACGGCATTGCTACAGCCTGCGAATCTTAAGGCGCTGAGTCTGCAATCGGTTGACCAAAATTGCCCGTTTTGCTATAATATCAACATAGCGTAAACGAACAGGAGTTGATGATGGCACGTAAGACAAAGGCAGAACTGGCAGCCGAGCGCGAAGCATACGAAGCGGCTCAACAAGCTGTGGCTCGATCCACTTACACGGATCGCATGATGGCGGTGTTTGAACGTGCCAACCGGGTCAACTTTGAACTGGAAGTCAAGCACAGCAGGTTTGTGTTGGAAGACCGTGACGAGCGCGGTTATAAAACGTATACACTCACCCCCGAGTGGAGCACGGAAAATGATGAAGTCTTGGAATGCCTGGACTGGCGCGTGTGGCTCAAGGAAGAGGCCGAGGCAGAAGCTGAACGCAAGCGTCAACTCCGTGCTGATGCACTGGCCAAACTGAGCCAGGAAGAGCGCGAAGAACTGGGACTGTGAGGAGCACATGATGACATTTGGCATTGTTTTGTTTGCAATTGCGGTGGCGGCATTGTCGCAAGTTCGCGACCCTTATTGATCAACCCTGGAGCACACTCATGAATGACGGCAAAAAATACCCCTACCAATCCCGACTGCTGAACTTGGACTTTGCTCGCCTGGGATTCAACAGCTACCAGATCAACGACATTCGCATTTTGCTGAGCTTGGAAACTCCCGAACAGGTGCGTGAGTGGAGCAATGCGGTGGGTCCAGATGATCGTCAGTATGGTGCCAACTTGCTGGAACTGTTGGCTCTGGACCTGATTGACCAAGCTGTGGCCGAGGACGAGAACTGCGTCCTGGCTCGTACAGAACTGCAACGAATCATGCGGATGTGACGTCATGACACTTTACATTGTGGGATTGATCATGGTGGCCATGGCAGTGGGCCACGAGTTCACTCAGACTGCAGGATGGGCTGTGCTGGGCGCAGGCTTGATGTTGCAGGCCGTGTTTGTGGGCATATCAGACTACATACTGGACTATTTGGACCAGCGCAAGGAGTCGAGCCGTGATGAATGAAATTCTACACTTTGTGCCCTGGCTGGCACGACGAATTTACTCCGGGGTCATTGTCAAGGGTGTGCGCCTACTGTTCAGTACGTGGCCAATGACATATGACATAACCAAAAAAGAAGGCCACTTGATGGGCTGGACCGTTGGGCTTGCGGTGTTTTGTGCCCTTCCTATTTTGACCATCACAGTTTTTTGGCGCCTTGCTGGCATCACTCAAAGTAAAGAAACCACGGCTCAACTGATTTTCTGGGCAGCAACATGGCTGGTGAGTTGCATTGTGATCAGCATCCGTGTTGAACTTGAACACTATCGAGAAGAAAAACAAAAATTGATCCAAACGATTCGGGGTGACGAATGACTGAATACTGGCACTTTCTACAGTGGTTGGCTCGGCGCATGCTGGGCGGACATGCACCCGTCAACGCGGTGATGCTCTTTTTCAGTTGGCCCTGGCGCCAGCTGCGTGAGTTTACAAAACGTCACGGACATTTGGCTGGCTGGTTTGTGGGATTTTGGATGATCACCATATTCACATTTTTCGTGTTCATGTGGTTCACCAAGTCTTTTGTGTTGGTGTTGTGGATCAGCTTGATTCACTGGTTGGTGAGTTGTGCGGGCGTCAGCCTCAACATTGAACTAGAACGCTATCGCAAAGAAAAACAACGTACATTGGATCGCCTTCGATAATTTTGAAAGAACAATATGACCCTGATTGAACTGAGAGATTTTGTCAAATGGTTTGCTCGTGACACGGTGCGCATGGCCAGCAACTTTCTAGTGGCTGTGTTTTACATAGTGTTTCGACTGCCCATTGAGTTTGCACAGGATCACGTGGAAGCATTTGAACATGATCAAGCCGATGGCTGGGCCAAGTTGGTGGTGATTTCGGTGCTGTCATATCTAGTGGCGCTGCTGGCCACCGCAATCACTTTTGTCATAATTGAAGCACCACGAGAGCAGTTTATCAGCGCAATTGGCACGGTGTCTTGGGTGTTCGGTACTGTGGTGGCAGTGTACAGTCTGGCCGTGTTGGTGACATACAAAGTCCGTCAATTCCGTCGTGAACGTCAACACATGCTGGACACTTTGACTGGCCGGGACTCGTGACAAGATTTGACCAAAATGGCACCTTGTGCTATAATATCAACATAGCGTAAACAAACAGGAGCCGGATATGAGCCAAGCTGCATGCCCCAAGCAACAACTGATCAAGCGTCTGGATTTTGAAATCGAATCCAACCAACGCGCTGTGGACAAGTTTGCCAAGGGACTGGAAATTGATCCAGTCTACGCATTTCAGTGGGGCGACAGCGCAATGGCCGCAGCGGCCCTGGTGCAGCAATGCCGGCGGATTCGTGATGCGGTTGCTCAGCAAGACCCCAAGCAAGCGGTCACGCTGGAACAAGTGACCAGCTATCTCAGCAGCAACATCCGCAACGCTGCACGATATCCCGAAGCCAGCACTTCGGCCTGTGCCAATCTCATGAAGCGCTACGAGTTGGCGGCACTGACCCAAATCTTGGAAATGATCGAGCAGGTGATGCAATGATTCACTGGATTGCTGGATTCTACATTGCGTTCTGCTCCATTGCCATGCTGGGCCGCACTGGTGATTACCGGGTGGCACTGTGGATGGCAGCAGTTGGTGCACTGTGCTACTTTTTGGGCAGATTTTCAGCGCGGCGCGACCAAGAACGTGACATGCGTGGCCAGGACCCTGTTGACAAAAACAATGGTGTGTGATACACTAAGATAAATAGACATATAGCTAAGAGATAGACTCTTAGCTTTCACTATACAAAGGAGTTTTGTATGTCAAAATTTACACCCCAGCAACGCCTGGATCAATACCTCAAAACCTACAGTGGCCGCGAACTGGTCAAAAAGTACAGCATGAGCCAGACTGGTGTCTGGAAGGTCTTGGGCGAAGACCCCAACTGTGACTTTGGTGGCCATCACTATCAACCCGAACTAGGCATGTTCGAGGGCACGTTGGAAGACGTTATGACCTATGCTGTGACCTTGCCCAACTTTTGGACTTGGGGCGCAGGCGGCGATATCCGACTCATGAGCGCTCCTGTCAAAATCGACAAAGACAGCACTGCCCGTCGTGTGGCAGCAGAGCAACGGGTCCGGGAGCTTGAAGCGGCTCTGGAAAAGGCCCGCAAAGAACTGGGAGAACTGCAATGAGCGAGTCTACCGAATTCACCATCAAGAAAACTTATGCTTTGTCGGCCGTTGACAAAGGGGGCAAACGTGTCTACTATGACACTGACTCGCACAGCGGGGGCTATCCCTACTGGAGCCCTTTCTTCGACCGCTTCAAAACTTTTGAGTCGTTGGACAAGATTCCCACATTTGGCAGCGATGACTATATGCGGCGGGATGTTGTGAGAATCGAAGTCCTGGAGGTTGAGGTTCGAGCCCAAGTGGTTCAAACTACTGAACTGGTTTCAAAAGCCAAGGCACGGGCCATGGCAGAGATTGCACGTATTCAACAAGACCTGGCCAAAAAAGTTGCTGCACTGGAAGGAATGAAATGAAACAGTTTGAAATCTCTGTTAAGATTCTGGTCAGTGTGCCCGATGACAATAGTTTGGGCATGAGCGCAGATCAATGGGCCGGCAAAGTTGCCGGCGAGTATGCTATGATGGCCTTGAAATATAAAAGCATCAGCGCCGATGAAATTTTGGAATACACAGTTAAGGAGACTGAAAATGTCTAAGCCCTATAACTCCGTTGTTCTAATCGGACGCTTCCAACCCCTGCACAATGCACACTTGGAAATCATCAAGCGCTGCACTGCACTGACTGACAATCTTGTGGTGATCGTGGGCAGTGCCAATCAGCCCCGCACTTACAAGAACCCGTTCACATTTGAAGAACGTCGCCAAATGATTCGTAGTGCCACTGCTGGCTTGAACATGCAGGTGCATATCGAATCCAACACCGACACCATCTACAACGACCAGGCTTGGGCTGTGCGAGTGCAGAGCATCCAGAGCAAGTATCGTTGCCTGGGTCGCAAAGACGCCATCATTGGCTACAAAAAAGACGAGTCCAGCTTCTACTTGGACATGTTCCCCCAGTGGGAATCCGTCAACGTGGAAGAAATCGAGCCCTTGAGTGCTGTGGACATTCGGGGTCTTTACTTCAAGCGTAGTTTCAACAGCAACTTCATCAAGAACGTGGTGCCACCTACTACCTACGATTTTCTCATGGAGTTCCGTAAGAGCGAAGAATTCGAGCAGATCATCCGTGAACGTGAGTTCATTGACAACTACAAAAAGCAATACGCAAGCCTGCCCTATCCACCCATCTTTGTCACTGCGGATGCTGTGGTTATTCAAAGCGGGCATGTATTGATGATCAAACGCCGCAGCGAACCTGGCCGAGGACTGTGGGCACTACCTGGAGGATTTGTTAATGCCAACACTGACAAAAGTGTGGAAGCCGCAGCGATTCGTGAACTGCGTGAAGAAACCGGAATCAAAGTCCCTGCTCCTGTACTGCGCGGCAGTATTGTTCGCAGTCGGGTGTTCGATGCTGTGGATCGCAGCGCTCGTGGGCGCACAATAACCCATGCATTCTACATTCAACTGCCCGACGGGGAACTGCCCCGAGTGCGGGGTCAGGATGATGCAGAGAAGGCACGTTGGGTTCCCATCGCAGAGGTCAAGAGTGAAGAATGCTTTGACGATCACTTCGAAATCTTAATGACCTTTCTTGGTGCATGACATGAACAACCGAATTTTTGAACTTGCCAAACAGGCTGATCTGATTCAATGGGATGCTCTGCCATCTGGAGCAATAACACCTGACCACGCCAGTGTGGCCAAGGCAAGAAAGTTCGCCGAGTTGATTGTTCAGGAATGCGCTGATGTTGGATCGCAATGGGCGGATGGATTGATTGATTCAAAACACTATGTTTTTGTGAATAAAAAGATTAAACAACATTTCGGAGTTGAATCATGAAAGAACTGGTGTTTGAACATTTGTATGGTCGAGAAGTCAATCTCACCTTGCGGGAAGAAGCCACTCACCGAACCAACGAAGCGGCTTGTCAAGGTTTGATCGTTGGCACCAGTGCGTGGTGGCAGTATCGAGACTGGACCTTGTCAGACCTGCGCATGGACTATCATCACACTCACTCTGGAGTTGAATCATGAACGTAAATTCACGAACTATAAAGAAAAGGCAAGGTGGTGAACACATCACTGTTCAATTAGCGGACATTGCGGTTGGCGATTTCTTCATCATGTTTGATGATGATGGCACTCAAGTGGGACGTGAGTGGCGTGCTGAGTCTGCCCCATATCTAAAAGACGGAGTTTGGGAAATTGATGCGAAGGAATACATATGGATTCATGTACCAAAAGATAAAAACGTATTCAGTGCGTTAAGCAAAAGGTATTCTGAATTGCACGAAAAATTAAAAAATGAGAACGATCCGACCAACCATCAAAATCTCATTGATGAAATTGTAGACATCAGTAACCAATTTGAAACAGGTATATTCAAATGAGTTCGATACTGTTGATTTTGATGCACTTGGCATTGGCGGTGTTCAGCTGGCGAGTGGCCAGCCGCTGCCAAAACAACAAAAACTCGTTTGGTTACTATTTCAACATGTTTGCCAGTGCCCTAAACGGTGCTGCTCTCATGCGATACATTTTCTAAGGACATGCCGTGGTAACTGTTGTATCTAGAACCCCTCACCAAAGTGTCGTGAAAGAAACCATTTGCAGAAATTGCGGATGTACGTTACAATATGTACCAAGAGACATAAAAGAACGTACCGTCAGCGACTACACTGGTGACCGTGATGTAATCAAATACATCGAGTGTCCTGAATGCAATCATCAGGTGACTGTGAAAGGATATTGACATGCCCTGCAGAGACTACTACGACGACCACCCCGAACAATACTACCGGGATGTTACCCAGCCTGCACTCAAACGGCAAATTGCATTTGCTGAGAGTGTGCTGTGTCAGGCCTTGACCGCACTTGAACATGTGGACAGCCTTGTGGAAACTGTGAGCCCCAAGACGGGTGACTTCTACGATTGGATCAACTTCAAGGAAGCTGGTGTTACCAAAGCACAAGTGGTCGAGTGGCACAAAGATCACAAGATTCTGGATGCCAAACATCGCGAAGAGGAGCGCCTCAAGCAAGTGCGAGAGGCAGCACTGGCCAAACTTACCCCAGAAGAACGCCAGGTCTTGGGCATCAAAACTTCCTAACAGGAGAACACCGTGGATATCAAAATGAACATGAGCGCAAAGCTCAACCAGGAAGACCTCAAAAATCTCATTCGCGAGGCCATGGAAGCACACACTGGTCGCAAAGTGGCTAACATTGCGTTCTCACTGGTCGAGAGCACCGAGGACTGGGTTCACTCCAGTGTCCGTACAGTTAATCTAACTGGCTGCACTGTGAACTTTGTTGAAGAACCACTGGCCTTTGCCGCCAACAACCGTGCGCCCAGCAACGCAGACCACAACACCAGCCAATGGGGAGACCACTAACATGTTGAAACACGCACGAGGCAATCTCATTGACATGGCCCAGGCAGGTGACTTCAACCTGATTGTGCATGGATGCAACTGCTTCCACACCATGGGGTCAGGCATTGCCCGCGAGATTCGTCTACGCTACCCAGGTGCTTACGAAGTGGACGTGAAGCAAACAAAATGGGGTGATCGCAGCAAAATTGGAACTTTCACCTTGTTGCCAGGTAAACTGTTTTCCATTGTGAATGCATACACACAGATCGGATTCAACGGGCCAGGCAAGACCGACGACCTGTTTGAATACGAAGGCTTCCAACGCATTCTTGACACCCTGGCCCAACAGTTCCCGGGCACTCGAATTGGTTTCCCGTACATTGGCATGGGCTTGGCAGGTGGCAATCGCGAACGCATCATTGCCATGTTGGAGGCATTTGCTGTGCGGCATGCAGAGACTCTGGGCACAGTGACACTGGTGGAGTTTGGGCAATGACACCCCAGGATCAAGCCATGACAAGGGCCCGCGCTGCGGCGGACAGGACGAAGCAACTGTTTGATGCAGCCCAGGGTCACCCAGAGCCCAAGTGCAGCCGTTGTGGAAGGGTCATATACTGTGGTGTCAGCTCAGTGTGCAAAGAGAATCCCTGCGGATTGAGACCGGCCAAATGAAAATCAGTGTCACTGTCCTAGAGGAGTCAGCAGCATGAACAGCCGTCAACGTCGCCAACTGGAACGAGCTTATCCTTACAGAGCCTTTCTCTATTGGGGCGGGCAGGGGGCGCTTGATGCACACCGTTGGTTGCACAAAAACATGCCTGGTCGGTTTCGCGCCAATCATGTCATGGACGGCATTGAGTTTAGGTTTGCCCAGGCCCAAGACCTGACTTGGTTCCACGTGGCTCGGCCAGCAAAGGGCAACGCATGAGAGTGGGAGTAACAGGCACCCGAGAAGGTGCAAACGATAGGCAATTGAAACAGGTCACTGAGTATCTCATGAGCCTGGGTTCAGGGCACGAACTGCATCATGGCGATTGCCGCGGTGTGGATGTTGAAGTGGCTGCCATTGCTCGGCATCTGGGCTGGCGTATTGTGTGTCACCCACCACGGCTGACTGAACAACAGGGATTCTTTGGTGGCGACGAGATCCGAGAGGTGCGCAACTACCTGGCCCGGGATCGGCAGATTGTGCTGGACACTGAACTGTTGATTGTGGTTCCCCTGCAGGATGAGTGGCAGAGTCGGGGAGGCACCTGGTACACCTGCTCCTACGCCAAGAAACGGAAATCGCCTTATATCATTTTTTATCCAAATGGGAAAATAGAGACCGGCAATTTGCCCAAACCAGTTGACGCAGAAATGGGTTAAAGACAGCAGCATTCTCATGCATTGTATAAATATAGTATGTCCAATCAATACAAGGACCTTGATATGAACTACGAAAAATTGTATGAGAATCTCATCGCTAACAGGCGAGCATTAGGGGATCCTACCGGTTATACAGAATCCCATCATATTCTTCCAAGGAGCTTTGGGGGGACCGACGACCCCGAAAATCTAATAGCACTAACTGCCCGAGAACATTTCATGGCTCATAGATTTTTGGCAAAGATTTATCCAGAGTCTGGCATGGTGCATGCTGTATATAAAATGGCATGTGCTAACAAGGCGTTCTCCCGTTATCGGGTAACCAATCGAGTTTATGAACAACTTCGGATAGCACACGCTCACAGAGTCTCCACAGACGAAGTTGCTAAACAGAAGAAATCGTTAGCAGCTAAAGGTAAGAAACAAGACCCAGAGCATGTGAAAGCCAGAACCGAAAGCAGAAAGAAAAACGGACCGTGGCATAGCGAAGAAACTAAATTTAAAATGAGTTTAGCAAACACAGGGAAAGAAGGATATTGGAAGGGCAAACCAATACCGCAAGAACTTGTAGAACAGCGTAAAAAAACTATGAAAGAGCGCGACGGCTGGGCTTGGACTGATGAGAGAAAAGAAGCTCAGCGGCAAAGGTTGTTGGGCAAACCAAGTAAAAAACCTCCAGTGACTGATGAGCAAAGACAACAACTACGAGAGGAAAAGTCTAAAAAAGTAACTTGCCCACATTGTGGCAAGGAAGGAACAATGCTTGTGATGCCAAGGTGGCATTTTGGCAATTGTAAGGTATTGACACAGAAATAAGTCTGTGCTATACTAACAACAAGTCCACTGGATAGACAGGTGGCATTTTATATAAAAGGAACTTTTATGTCTTTTTCAAAATCAATCATTCTTAATACTGACAGTTATAAAGTTAGTATGTGGAAGCAGATGCCACAAGGTACCACAGGTGTCCATTCATATATTGAGAGCCGGGGAGGACGTTACGATAAGACTGTGTTCTTTGGACTCCAGGCCTTTATCAAAGAATACCTACTCGAACCAATCACCCAGGCTGACATTGACGTCGCTGATGAAATACTTACCGCACACGGTGAGCCTTTCAACCGAGCAGGATGGCAATACATTCTTGACCGGCACAATGGATTTCTTCCAGTTGTTATCCGAGCAGTACCCGAAGGAACAGTGGTGCCCGTTAAGAACGTGCTGGCCACAATCGAAAACACTGACCCAGAATGCTTCTGGCTGACCACTTGGCTTGAAACAGCCCTGCTTCGTGCCATCTGGTATCCCACCACGGTGGCAACACAGAGTTGGAAAATCCGGCAAGTGATTGCTGAATACCTGGAGAAAACTGGTGATCCTGGTCTTATTGACTTCAAGCTGCACGACTTTGGTGCTCGGGGTGTTTCTAGCCTTGAAAGTGCTGGTATCGGCGGAGCCGCCCACTTGGTTAACTTCATGGGCACTGATACTATCTCTGGTATTCTCTTTGCTCGTGAATACTACAATGCTGGTATTGCTGGATTCTCAATACCTGCCGCAGAACACAGCACCATCACCAGCTGGGGTCGTGACAACGAAGTAAAAGCCTATGAAAACATGGTTCGTCAATTTGGTCGATCTGGTAGCATCGTTGCCGTGGTTAGCGACAGCTACGATATTTTCAATGCCGCATCAAAACTTTGGGGGGAAGATCTCCGCCAGCTTGTTATTGATAGTGGTGCTACCGTTGTTATTCGCCCTGATTCCGGTGATCCTGTTGAAGTTAACCGTCGATTGGTTGAAATCTTAGGAGAAAAATTTGGCTACACCGTCAACTCAAAAGGATTCCGTGTCCTCAACAATGTTCGACTCATCCAAGGAGACGGAGTTAATGAACTCACTATCCGCAGCATTCTGGGCGCCTTTATGGCTATGGGCTGGAGTGCAGACAACATTGCTTTCGGTATGGGCGGCGCCCTTCTACAGCAAGTGGACCGAGACACCCAAAAGTTCGCAATGAAGGCGTCGTCGGCCTGTATCAACGGAACTTGGGTGGATGTCCAGAAGGACCCTATTACCGACGCAGGTAAGAAATCTAAAGCAGGCCGAGTGACCCTTTGGAGTAGTGGGGGCGAATATGTTAGTGCCGTCAATCAACCTACCGGTTGGACTGATCGCGGCATTGGCCCATTCGTCGATGTTCTCCAGAAGGTGTTTGAGAACGGAAAACTTTACAACGAGATCTCGTTTGAACAAGTCCGAGCCAACGCTCGCGGTTAAACTCAACAGCCCGGGCAACCGGGCTTTTTCATATGTCACAACAGCAACCACCTAAACTGCCTGAAAACTGGACCATCATCAACACCATGACCGTGCTGGCCTTGCTGGGCGTGGTGTTGAGTCTGGCAGTGCACCTGATTGAACTGCACATGACTTGACAAATATTCCCAAGCGCTATACAATACACACTGTTTTCAACACATCACAAGGATTCAGCACATGACTGACGGCAACAGCTTTTTCATGAAATCGGGCAACACTTTCCGCGTGACCCGTCGTGAAGCCATTGACTTGCACAATGCACTGCCTGGAGGCAACTACACGGTCAAACAAAACGACATGACCGGCGAGTTGTATCTGGAAATGATCGATTCGTTTGCATTGCCCACCAAGATGTACGGTGACTGCCTCCGCAACACCGACCGTGTGATCAACACCTTCTTGAGTCGCAGTGCCAGCACTGGTGTCATGCTCACTGGCGAAAAAGGCTCGGGCAAGACCTTGTTGAGCAAGAACATCAGCTTGGTGTTGGCACGTGACCACAATGTGCCCACCATCGTGATCAACGCGCCGTGGCATGGTGAGAAGTTCAATACCTTCATTCAAAGCATCGATCAGCCCTGTGTGATCCTGTTCGATGAATTCGAAAAGGTCTACGACCGCGACGAACAGGAAGCCATCCTAACTTTGCTGGACGGTGTGTATCCCACCAAGAAACTGTTCATTCTCACTTGCAATGACAAGTATCGTGTGGACTATCATATGCGCAACCGCCCAGGTCGCATCTTTTACATGCTGGACTTCACTGGCTTGACTCCTGAGTTCATCCGTGAATACTGCGAGGACAATCTGGTCAACAAAACCCATATTGATCGCATCTGCGCCATCTCCAGCATGTTCTCACAGTTCAACTTCGACATGCTGAAAGCACTGGTTGAAGAAATGAACCGCTACGACGAGACTCCTCAGCAGGCCCTGCGCATGCTCAACGTCAAGGCCGAGTTCGACGGTGGTACGGAATACAAGATGGAAGTGGTGCACCAGGGCAAGACCATTGAATACCGGGACACCTTTGAGGGCAACCCCCTGGGCAACAATCCCATCGAAGTGTCGTTTGATCCCGAACCCGAGAACGACGACTCCAAGTATGTGTTCAAGACCTTGACCATGCACAACCTGCTGAAAGTGGATGCACTGGCTGGCCGGTTCGTGTTCGAGGATCAAGGCACTGTGGTCACGTTGACTCGTGTGCAAGCAAAACAACAGTATCGTTTCTACGATGCGTTCTGAGTTGTAAACTAGCCACAGCCGGTTGCACAAAAATACCGGTTGTGCTAGAATACAAATTGTAGTGAACGGTGTCGCTACGTTTTTTTAACTTTCTTTCTTTGGAGTTCAGCATGAACAAAATGGCAATCGCAGGTCGTGTGGTGTATTTCGCTCTGGGCGTGGCAGTGACTTTCGCTGCATTCGTGACCGGCTTGGTGTGATCAACGGGGCTTGGGCCCCGTTTGACACAAAAAGATTTTGGTGCTATAATAACAGTTATAGCGCAACAACTTTAGGAGTTCTGATGAAACGTGTTCTTTCTCTAGCAGTGGGTATCGCTGCACTGGCTCTGGCCGCAGGCTGTGTTGAACAGACCAAGAGTGCTGACCGTGTGCAGGCCGAAGCACAGGAACGCATCCTGCAAGAGGGCACTGCCCAAACTGGCATGCCCGCAATCACCAACTTCCGTGAACGCAAACTGCTCAAGATGATCCTGGAACTGCGTGATCAGGACGGTTTGGTCACTTACACCTACACGGTGAATCGCACCACTGGTCGCCCGGTGTTCTTGTGCAACAGCATGGGCTATGCGATTTCCGATGCAACGGGCTACACCAACCCCCAGCGCATTCATGAAAAGAGCGCCAATTACGGTTACGCCATCATGCCCCAGGCTGAACCCAACGGCTTGTTCACTCCCGACAACAGCACCGCCAACTGGGTCATGTGCTTGGACGCTGCCAAAGGCAAACCCGTGCCCGTGTTCGTGCAAACTGACGTGATCGTCAGCCCTGTGAAACTGGATCAGTGAGGTCAACATGTTCAAATCGATTGCTGCTGGTATCGCTGTGTTGTTTGGCATTGTGTTGGTGGGCTGGTTCATGATGGCCAACACTGCTGCAATGGGTCGCATCTTTGGTCCCATCTTTGAGCAAACCCGTCGTGAAACGTTTGAAACCAGCAAAGCCTATCGCGACGGCATGGCGCAGGAACTGCGCGCCCTGCAGGTGGAATACATCAAAGCCGAGGACTCGTTGAAGCCTGCGCTGGCTCGCGTGATCTTGCACAAGGCAGCTGGTGTTCCCGAAGATGCACTGCCCTCGGATGTTCGTGCGTTCGTCGCAAGCATCCAACCCCGGCAGACGTTTTGAGTGAGGTGACAAAATGTTTGTTTTGTCTCTGATTGGTCTTGCACTGTTGGCGGCTGTGTGTGTTGCCGGTGGTGTGTGGGTGGTTAAAACGGTTCGATTCAATGGCGCAGACGCCAAGGAGAATGATGATGAATGATGTTCGCAAAGCGGTCAGTATCGTGGTGGGTGTGTTGATTGCACTGATCGTGGTTGTGGTGGCAGGTGGCAGTTTCTACACTGTGGATCAGGGTCAGCGAGGCGTGATCTTGCGCACTGGTCAGGTGGTGGGCACTGCTGAGCCAGGCTTGGGCTTCAAACTGCCCTTGGTGGACACTGTGGTGGAAATGAGTGTGCAGACTCAGGCTCGTGTGTGGGGCGAAGTCATGGCCTACAGCAAGGACCAGCAAACTGCGACCATGGCACTGAGCGTGAACTATCGCATCCCTGCTGATCAGGTCACAGCGGTGTACAGTGACTGGGGCGGTGAAGCAGGCATTGTGAGTCGCTTGCTGGATCGTCAAGTGCCCGAGGAAGTGAAAAACGTGTTTGGTCGATTCAACGCTGCAACTGCAATTCAAGAGCGCGAACGACTCAGCGCTGAGGTGCAGATGGCGATTCAGAAAGCTGTGACTGGCTTGCCCTTGATCGTGGAAAGTGTGCAGCTGGAGAATATTGACTTCTCGGAAGCATACGAAAACAGCATCGAACAACGCATGTTGGCCGAGGTTGAAGTGCAGAAGGTGCAGCAAAACGCCGAACGTGAAAAGGTGCAGGCTGAAATCAAGGTGATTCAAGCACAAGCGGCAGCTGATTCGCAAGTGGCACAGGCCAAAGCCGAAGCTGAATCTATCAAGTTGAAAGGTGAAGCCGAAGCACAAGCTATTCAGCAACGTGGTCGGGCTCTGGCACAGAACCCCAACTTGGTGAACTTGGTAACTGCTGAACGCTGGAACGGCGAACTCCCAAGCACTATGACCCCCAATGGTACTGTACCGTTCTTGAACGTCAACCCCAAGTGAGGTCATGATGAAGAAAGCGGCTATGATCTTGATCCCAGTCGCTTTCTTTGTGGGCTGGTGGTGGATGATCATAGGCATGATCGAAGACATGAGCCAACAACGAGCAAGTGACAATCTTCATGCTATGATCTTAGGCTGTGAATATCTAGCTGAATTGCCCGGCGAACAGGATGTTCTGATTTTCATGTGCAATGGCAATGTAGAACTACACAAGCGTGTAGAATGGAAATGAAAGAGGTATTGAAATGAAACGAATCCTGTTAGCTCTTGCAACTGCTGCGATTGCATTCGCTGCACAAGCCCAGCAACACATGATGGTCTGTGAACCGGAAATGATCGTGCGCGGCAACGGCAATCCCGAGCGTGTGCCGGCGGGTAGCAAGCGATTGCCCATCTCAGTGTCGGCATTCAACTTGATCACTGCCACCGAAACGTTCACTGGCAATGGACAGGAACAGTTCAGCGAACATGGCACCTACTGGACCTACCGTGAAGCTGCCACAGGCAACATGGCCATGATGTTGTTTACCCGCAATGGCCGAGCCATGCTGACGGTGCGCATGAGCCAGCAAAATATCTCAATGATGTTGCAGTGCCGTCCTGTCTAACTTTACCTGGAGAATCACATGAAACGTTTTTTGATTGCATTGGCTCTGGCAGCGGCAGCATTTGGTGCTACTGCTAACACTATCGACACCAAAGGTCTCACTTCTGAGCAGGTGGCCCAACTGCAAAAACAAGCGGCTGAAATGAGTCAGAACCCTGCAAACACTGCGGTGTTGGTGCGTGAAGAAGCCGAAGCCTGGGCTGACTTGGGTGGCAAGATCGGTCAAGCCATGGTGGGCGCTGCCAAGGAAGTGGGCATGGCAGCCAACGAGTTTGCACAAACTGGCCTGGGCCGGGTTGTGGTGGCAATCGTGGTCTACAAGGTGATCGGTCAAGAGGTCTTGGGCTTGTTTTTTGGCAGCTTGATCTTGCTGGTGGGTGTTCCTGTGTTCTTGCGCATCATGTTTGACAAAACGTTTTTTGCCACACACGTGGAATACGAAGCTGTGCCTCGACTGTGGGGACTGTGGACCAGTCGCCGAATCAAGGTCATAAAAAATGATGATGACTACACTACGGGTCGTGTGCTCATGGCAGCAATTGGCCTGGCGATCACTGTGGTTGTGGGTCTGAGTGTGGCACTATGACCCAGGCGACTGAACATCTGGACCGACTGGGCGAGCCGGTGCTGCAGGGATCGGTTGTAGTATATGCCTACAACAACAGCCTGGCAGTGGGCATGGTGACCAAAATCAACCCCAAAATGATACGTGTGCAGCGTGTCGGCAGTCGTGGAAATGGCACACTCAAATACTCTACCGACTGCCTGGTGATTGATGACGCTCGTGCCAGTTTTTGGCTTCTGAAAAACTCCAATTAAGGAAACATCATGGGTTACAATGTTCGCACAATCAAGAGCACTGCTCGCATTCCTGCAGCCAATCTCGAAACTGCATACCAGGTCATGTGTGCGCTGAACACCACACACCACAACCAGAAGTGTGGTGGATCGTGGAGCGGCGGCACAGAAACTGGTCGTTGGTTTTCCTGGATGGACGAGAACTACCCCGACACCTGCCGGGATGCACAGGCCATTCTGGAACAGCTGGGCTTTGAAACCCAATACGCGGCCAATGGCGATCTCTTGCTGGTCAACTACGACAGCAAAACTGGCCAAGAAGATCTGTTCCTCGAAGCCATCCAAAACCTGGCCCTGGGCCGTATCCACTGGCTGGGCGAAGACGGCAACACTTACACCACTGAGTTCCTGGGTCACACGGTGATCACACCCGAACCAGTGGCCCTGATTGGCCATGCTGACTGAGTCAAAATGGCAAACCTCGTCCCAAATTGTGGCAAAAAACAGGTTGACCAATATTGGCATCTGTGCTACAATAAAGACATGCTGAAAACACAGCATATTTTTCCAACTTTGTTAGGCAACTTTTGAAAGGCAACACATGTCCGCAACTGAAAAACTCTTCACTGTCGCTGGTACCGCTCGCAACGCTGACGGCACCGTCAAGGCCCGCTTCGCCAATGACTTGGTGGCTCGCATCAAGATCTTGAACAAGGCCGGCTGCACCGAGATCAACCTCGTTGAGCTGCCACAGCCCATGACCAAACTGGCCGCACTGCAGCATCTGCAGACTCTGGGTATCACCGAAGGTGACGCCGGCTTCGTTGTGGCCAACAAGGTGGCTGAAAAGAGCAAGGTGGCCAAGAAGGGCGAAGTCAAGGTGCGCGCCGCCAAGGCCAAGCCTGCTGCCAAGAAGGTCAAGGACGTGACTGCCGAACAACTGTTGGCCGAAGCTGGTCCTGCCCCGGTCTAATCACTGACCACTCCACAAGCGGCACCTGGAGTGCCGCTTTCGTGCGTTTGTCATAACTACAGTGAGCCTGGGCTGGTATAAATAACCTGCATGCCAATGCACTCAGCCCGCACTGAGAAAAAATGACTATAACCAACTGTCGTGCAGCCGAACCGCTGTACATTGTCGCACTACACAACAACCGTCAGGCAGAAACGCTGCTGAAAAACTGGGTTCGTGACCACCGTGTGGATCATGCACAAGTGTCGGGCCATCGCATGATGTTGCACGACCAACCCAGCTTTGAGCGATTTCGCATCACATGGAACCATGGCTTTGGCATGGTCACTGTGTGGGATACCTGGTTGCGTAGGCACATATACCTCGACTGATCATTGCCCACCTTGGTTGCAAGCTGTGTGGCGGTGATGCTATACTGTTTGCAAGGAGAACTCAATGACTCTCACACCTGACCCAGATACCTGGCCAGATGTGCTCACCCCAGAACTGCGTCAACGCCTGTTGGACCAAAAGTTTCAACGAGCGCAGGCAGTGATCCAATCCCGGTCTGCCTTGGATCGCAGGGCCCTGGACTGGAAGCATATCGAGCACCGTTTTGGTGCAACCCGTCATGTCCATCTACGATCCCAATAACATTCTAAATCAACCCATAACCAGCACATTCAGCCCCAGCAATGCCTGGACCACAGTGACCAATGGCAGTGTCGGTGACTACACCTGGCGACAGCCGACAGGTCTATTCCAGCTGGAAGGTGCCAACGCCGACATCGTGGTCAACGGCGTGAGCCTCAACCAAACCCTGACTCGCATGCAAGAGCAGTTGGCCATCCTGGTGCCCGATGCCCAAATGGAACAGGAGTGGGAGGATCTGCGAGCGCTGCGTGAGCAGTATGAAGCCAAGCTGGCGGAGTGCCGAGAAAAGAGTCGTGCCTGGGCTGCCCTCAAACGCACCAGCACTTGACCAATAATGGCAGATCTGCTACACTAAAAACTTGCAAGATAACCACTTGCCCTGCAGGCTAAGTAAAAGTTCTGCTCAAAATTTTGAACAGGTCTGTTGCCCGGTGCAACAGCACAACCGGAGAAATTATGCAAAGAATCATACGAACCCTGATCATGGTGGCCGCTGCGTTTGGCGTGTTTGTGGCTATCGATGCCACAACTGACATCAAATTTGATCGCCTGAGTGCGGCCCTGGGCCTGGATCGGCCCGAAGTGGTCTCGGCCCGCGAACGTGAGCGCCAGCTGGATTGCCTGGCGCTCAACATCTACCGCGAAGGCGGCCACGAACCGTTTGAAGGCAAGGCTGGCATTGCCCAGGTCACCTTGAACCGTGTGGGACACCCTGAGTTCCCCAAAGATGTGTGCGGCGTGGTATACGAAAAGAACCGCTGGAGCGGACGCATTGTGTGCCAGTTCTCGTGGTATTGCGACAGCACACACCGCAATCGCCCCATTGACAAAGCTGCCTATGCCGAAAGCTACGAAGTGGCCAAGCGTGTGCTGCTGGAAGGCTTTCGTTTGCCCAGCTTGGAGCATGCATTGTTCTACCATGCCGACTACGTGAATCCGGGCTGGAATTACCGGCGTGTGGCCAAGCTGGGTGTGCACATCTTTTACGAACCCCTCAACGCCGCTAAAAAGGACAACGCATGAACGCCGAACAAACTCAACCCACAACCGAAACGACCACCATGACTGACGCTGTGACTTCTGCTGAACCCACCAAACTTGCCCAGGTGTCTCAATTTGTGAACAGCATGCGTGAACGGTTTGCTCGCTGGGTCACTGCCACTGGTGTGATCACTGCTGAAACCCTGGGCTGGTGCGCGGTCATGATCCTGCACTGTGCAACCATTCCCAGTCTCCTGGCCATCAGCAAGGGCTTGACCGACATCATGCTGCCCATTGACATGGTGCTGCTGATGTGGACTGCACTCACGCTGATGTTTGTGCGAGCTGCCATCCAGCGCGACATGCTGAACTTGATCACCATTGGCCTGGGCTTTGTGGTGCAAGCGGTGCTGATGGCCTTGACATTCTTCAAGTGATTTGTTCAAAAATCCCGTTTGTGCTATAATAGCAACATAGCGTAACATTCAGGAGCACACCATGACCATGCATCTTGCTCATCCCAGCCTCAGCCTGTCGGGCCGCAAGCGTGGCCGAGTCAAGTTCCGCAATGCTGAGGAAGCACGCCGAGCCCGTGAGCTGGAAGCTTCGTGGAAGGAACTGCAGACCAAGTGGGGCGTGGAGGCCGAAGCCAAACGCCAGCGCAGGGCAATGGCAGCCGAGCCCTTGCAATACAGTCTCAGCACACCCACCGGCCGTGACACTGGGCATGCCATTCCCAGTCGTGACACCGGTCATGCTGGTGCTGTCGCAGCAAAACAGCCCATGCAATACACAGGCACCAGAGTCAAGGGCATTGGCACTATGCACAAGAGCAATGCGGTGCCCATCTTCAGCGATGAAGAAGCTCGCGACATTTCTACCATGCGCCGTGGATAAGTCACATTATCGCTTGATCTGGAAGGAGCTCACTGTGCGGGTGAGATTCCAGGACAGCCCCTGGGCACAAGAATATGACGCTCAGGACATTGGCTGGCGCCCGCTGCCCAGCGCCCACCAGCATTTTATTGACGTGGTCAATGAATATGTGCAACAACACAGCCTGGGCCGACGCTGGGCCTACGACCAATGGCGTCTCAACAACGAAGCGGCTCGAACTGCTTTTCTACTGAAATTCTAATGCAACCATCAAACTCAATGCCTTTCAGTCCGGTCCTTGATCGATGGAGCCTCATGATACACCAGTTGACCACTCCCAATGTGGTTGTGCTGGGCAGTCCCGAGCCCAACCGAGTTCGCATGCGAGTGAGCTGGCCGGTGTCGGAGTGGATACAACAACATCCCGCTGAGGACTGGTGTGCACTGGAATCGCAGTGTTTTGATGTGACGCAACACTTGGCCACGCTGACCATACTGCGCTGGCAAGAAACTGATGCTGTACTGGAGTAACCTTATGTATCTTGACCAATTGAGCGACGACGAGTTCATTCGCTATGTGAGCTTGACCAACACTGACCCAGTGGTGGCCCGACTTCTGACCATGCTGACTGACCCTGAGCGTCCCAAGAACCGATTGATGGACTTGATGACCCATCAGGGCATGGATCCCGATACCCTAGGCATTCGAAACCAGAATGGCTTCTATATTGCAATTGACGAGTATCTACGCGAACTCGAATTTGAGCTGGATCAAGCCCTGATCAATCATCGAGATCTGGAACGCGAGATGGAAACCATGGAAAGCGAGCTGGATGGTTATCGAAATCTCACCATCACCGAGTTCCTGTCACAAGCCCGCGAGCGCTTGATCGAAGCCGAAGCCAAGGCCTATAGCGCTCAGCGAGAACACACTCGGAACATGGAACGCTTGCAAGAAGAAAACCGCCAACTGACTGCCCGCTACCAATCAATAGCGGAAAAACTTGACATGTGGACCACTTTACAACGAGTCAACTGACATGAACGATACCTCCATCCCCACTCCCGACCACGTGACCTGGGAACAGGCCGAACTCTTGCGCCTGTTGAGCCGCAAACCAGGCACACGTTATCAAGAATGCACCCCAGAGGAACAAGCCAACTGGCGCGGCTGGGTGGCCAAGATCCTGGGCACCGACGCTGTGGCACAAGTGACCTTTGTCAAGGCCGACGGCACCCAGCGTGTGATGCGATGCACTCGCTGCTGGGGCTTGATCCCCGAGGACGTGGCCAAGAAAATGTTTGATACCACGGATACGGGCACAAAGTCCGCCAAGTCCAAGTCAGGAGAAGAACTGCATACCGTGGTGGTATACGATCTTGACGCTCGGGGCTGGCGCAGTTTCCGAATGGATCGCTTGCAAAAGATCACCCTTGAAATTGACCTTGCATAAGTATCAGTCTATGGCCAAAGAAGATGGAATCAAAATGGACGGGGTTGTGGTAGACGTGCTGCCCAACGCCATGTTCAAAGTCAAAATCAACAACACTGAAACAGTGATCACCGGAATCATTTCCGGGCGCATGCGACAGCACAACATCAAAATCCTGCTGGGTGACACAGTGGAAGTGGAATTCAGCCCCTATGACCTAACCAAGGGACGTATCACTCGACGTCGATAAATATCTCTATGGACATTAGAGATACTATCAACCTTGTGGAAGCCAGCACTAGACCCGCCAAGCTGGAAACAACTCCCTTGCCCTATGGCGAGCGAGATCTAGAACCTGTGATGAGTCGAGCCACCATCGACTACCATTACGAGCATCTGGCCAAGGGCTATGCCCAACGCTACAACTCTGGAGAAGGCAATGCCGATTTTAATCGTGCTGGTAGTTTTTTGCACAATAAATTTTTCCCTCAGCTTAGGGCTCCTAAAGCCTCCAACCGCCCCCGCGGTGCTGTACTCGCGCTGATTGAGAAAAACTTCAAGACCTGGGAAGATTTCAAAGAGCAGTTTGAACAAACTGCCATGAAGATTCAAGGCTCAGGCTGGGTGTACCTCAGCACCGGCGGCGAAATCAAAACCATTGCCAACCATGCTGTACGCACCGACATCTGCATGCTGATTGATTGGTGGGAGCATGCTTGGGCTCTAGATTACCAGGCTGACAAAAAGCAATACCTCAACAACATGTGGCGTATTATTGACTGGGACGTTTGCGAACAACGTCTTTGATCAGTTAAGCTGGTTTAGTGGGCCATTCAATCTCATGCGGGAATCCTGTCTGTTGGCTGATGTCCAGCAAGGCTTGCCTATAAGCTGCCCATGCATCTCGCTGGGCCTGTGTCATGCTGTTCCAGCGCAGAGGATTTGACACCACTGGATCCACATGATGATACAACAAAGCGGCGCGCTCGGCCCTTGCAATTTTTGCGGCATTGTCGTCTAACCATGCCTGTGTTGGTGCAACCCATTTGGTACCATTGAATGTGTAACCAGGACCAGGGCACAACGGTATGCGTTTTGTACCCGGAGGATACTTGTTTAAGATCTCTTGACTTGGCTCTTCAATTGCTTGCCAATGACCAATTTCTGGGTGGTAAAAACTAACTTCCATTATCTAAGCTCCCGGGCAACGCCCCAATTGTCGCATGTGTAATACTGTGCTGGCGGCACAACAATAATGCCAAACGAACCAGCATCGCTGTCGCCGTCGCCAAACGGAATGTTAACCGAACCAGTGTAGCTGGGCACAAATGCGTTGACATAAAAGTTTACATCACCAAAGAATGTGCCCCAGCGAGCAAACACCATGATGGGTCGGTCTGTGGTATTTTGATACCAGGTACCGCTTGATCTAGCCACTGCCTGCCATGATTGGCCGTAGCCAAAAGACACCGCAGCATATCCAGTTATGGTGATGGGCCAGGTTCCCGATGCACCGGTGCCGTCTATTGCTGGCACCGCTAGTGCATTTCTTGCACCAGCTGCTGTGGTGGCACCAGTACCACCAGCTGCCACAGCAATGGGACTGATTCCAGTGATGCTGCCGCCTGTGATACTGACCGAGCTGGCATTTTGAGTGGACATGGAGCCCAGGCCTAGATTGTTTCTTGCACCAGCTGGGTCACTAGCACCAGTGCCACCATCGGCAATTGCCAAGTCAGTGATGCCTGTGATGCTGCCTCCCGAAATAGTGGGGTTGATGATGCCAGAATTTGTAACTGTGCCGATGAACAAGCTGCCTGTGATCGGGGTACTCATGATAGAACCCCCGGTGATGGTGACCGCATTGGCGTTTTGCGTGGCCATAGATCCCAGCCCCAGGTTGGTTCTTGCACCAGCTGCTGTGGTGGCTGCTGTGCCGCCGTCACTCACAGCAATGGGACTGATGCCCACAATAGCTCCGCCTGTGATGGTGACTGCATTGGCGTTTTGAGTTGCCAGTGTGCCCAGCCCCAGATTGGTTCGAGCGCCCGCTGCTGTGGTTGCACCGGTACCACCAGCTGCCACAGCAATAGATCCACCAGTGATGTTGACTGCGTTGGCGTTTTGTGTGCTCATGGTGCCCAATGACGCAGTGGCCGCTACCACTGTGCTGGATACAAATGCAGTGGTGGCAATTTGTGTGTTGCTGGTTCCATTGGCTGCTGTGGGTGCTGTGGGTACCCCGGTCAGCACAATGTTGTTCTTTTGTGCCTGTACAAATGCAGTGGTGGCAATTTGCGTGTCATTGGTGGTGTTGGCTGCTGTGGGCGCTGTGGGAATTCCTGTAAACACCGGACTAAATTTCTGTGCCTGCACAAACGCAGTGGTGGCAATTTGAGTGTTGCTGCTGGAAACATCTGCTGTGGGTGCTGTGGGCGTGCCGGCCAGTGCCGGGCTGTTGGTCACAAATGCAGTGGTGGCCAGCTGGGTCGTTGCTGTGCCTGGTGCTGCTGTGGGCGCTGTGGGCACACCCACAAGATTTGCGCTGTTCAATGGTGCATAAGTGGCCGCATCAAACACAGCTTGATTTGTGACCACATTCTGAACAAATGCAGTGGTTGCAATCTGTGTATCACTAGTGGCGTTGGCTGCGGTGGGTGCTGTGGGTGTACCCGAAAAAGCTGGACTGATTTTCTGTGCCTGCACATACGGCTGAGTGGCTAGACCCACCCAGACATTGGCTGTGTCATATGCTTTGACAACATCGCTGGTGATATCGTACCACAATTGCCCAGTCAACGCATTAGAAGGCGGGGCAGAATCTGCGAAATTCTCCAACAAGTACACAAAGTTTTCGTTCTGAGAAGTGCCAAAATTTGTGACCCCTTGCCCAATCAGGCTCAGACTAGTGGCCGTGGTGTTGATGGTACCATCCCCGACCACTACCAAGAGCTCGCCGCGACTGTTATTGATTATGTAAGACATCCAACTCTCCAAAGTTTGATGTATTTAGCTCGAAATCTACAGGCACCATCGCAAGAAACCCAGCTAAATACCCCAAGAGGGATAATCATGACTCAACAAGTAATCAACGTTGGCGCCGCCCCAAATGACGGACTTGGCGACCCGCTGCGAACAGCGTTTACCAAAACAAACGCAAATTTTACAGAACTCTATGCCGGGGTTGGTGCATCAGGCATATCCAACGGTACCAGCAATGTAAAAGTGCTGGCCAACAGTTCGGTGCTGGTGAGCGTGGCCAACACAGCCAACGTGGTGTCGATCAGCTCTAGCTCGGTCACTGCCACTGTCGGGGTGTTGAGCTCCAGCAACACAGCCGGAATAGGATACAGCACCGGCGCTGGCGGCACAGTGACACAGCTGACTGATAAGAGCACTGGAGTAACACTCAACTCTGCATGTGGGCAAATCACCATGAACAACGCCACACTCAATGCAGGCGCTGCGGTGAGCTTTACACTGACCAACAGCACCATTGCTGCAGGCGACATACTGGTCATGAATCATGTGTCAGGCGGAACCAGTGCTGCCTACAACATCAACCCGCAATGTGGCGCTGGCAACGCTGTGATCACTGTGAGAAACGTCACAGCTGGAAATCTAGGCGAAGCCATTGTGTTGGGCTTTGCTGTGGTAAAAGCAGTCACCAGTTAATGGAACAATAGCATGGGACAACCAGTTTGGCAGACACCTGCAGGAAGCCTGGGCAAAGTGCCCGAGCAAGTTTTTTACGAGCAACCGTTACTGGCCACCACCGATGATGCTTCGCCGGTGTTTTACCGAGTGATCTCAGGCACACTGCCTGCTGGCGTACAAATCAGCCCATACGGTACCATTACCGGTGTGCCTACCACCAGTGTGATAGAGGTACAGGGGATTCCGCTGCTGGTCAACCGTGACGTTGTGAGCAAATTCACAGTGAGAGCTTATACCACTCAGGTAGTAGACGGACAAACTGTGGTTGACCGTTTGGCAGATCGCACCTTCAGTATCACTGTTACCGGAGCTGATACACCACGATGGATTACCCCAGCAGGGCAGATCGGGCAGTACTACGACGGCGGCGAGGTTGATTTTGTGTTCGAATACTCAAACCTTGATCCCAACGAAACTGTTGTGATCAGCGTGATTTCAGGCGAACTGCCTGGCGGTCTCACACTGACTCCCAGCGGCAGACTGTATGGGTATATCCAGCCGTTGGTGCCAGTGGGCAGCGATTCTGGCTACGATCGGCAGGCCTATAGCAGTGACCCTTATGATTTTGTCAACAACAGTCAAAGCAAAAACTACCAGTTCACACTGGAAGTCTTTGATGGAGTCAGCAGTGACATACGCCAGTTCACCATGTTTGTGTACAGCAAGACCACGCTCACTGCGGACAACACACAAATCACTGCCGACAACACATTTGTCACTGCTGATGTGACCACTGCCCGGGCACCGTTCTTGATCAACTCCGAACCCAGCAACTTGGGATCTGTCAGAAGCGACAACTATTTTGCATATCAGTTTATAGGTCAAGACTACGATAGCCAGACATTGCAGTACAACCTTGCAGTCGATCAAGGCTATGGATTGCCGCCAGGCTTGACCCTTGATCCAGCCACAGGCTGGCTGTACGGATATATTCCCAGTCAACCGTTGGACACCGAAATAACCTACAGCTTCACTGTTACAGTGAGCGAGAGTACCAATCCAGCATCTGTCAGTCAAGCATACCCGTTTACATTGACCGTGACTGGGGCAGTTGATCGAAACATAAATTGGCTGTCCAGCAGTCACCTTGGAACCATCGACAACGGCAGTGACAGTATTCTGCAAGTTGCGGCTGAGTCGTCTGCTGGTGTTGAGCTTGAGTATCGCCTGGCACCCGGTGCATTCAACCAACTGCCACAAGGTCTAGAATTGCTGCCAACAGGTGAACTGATTGGATCTGTGAGTTTTGATACGTTTGCCTTGGACAACGGCACCACCACATTTGATACCAGTGTGCTGGTGACTCGAAATCTCAACAGCGTGGGCACCACATTTGACAGCGAGTTCACATTCACTGTGGAGGCATACGCACCCGAATTCTCACAGCCCATATACAAAGTTGATCGAATTGTGGTCGAGAATGGCGGTAGTGGATACAGTGCGTTGACTCCGCCCACGTTTGCATTTGATTCACCAGTGGGTGCGGATGCTGTGACTGCCGTTGCCGGCGTACCTGGAATTTCAGGCGGCCAACTGATCACCGTTCCGGTAACACAAGGTGGGTATGGCTATACAGCACCGGCAACCATCACCATAACTGATCAGGGTGGTGGAGCAGGCGCAGCCTTGCAAGTGGTAATGGCTCAGGTGGGCACACGCAACGTGGTGTCATCTAGCAAAACGTTCACTGTGCGAGTGGATCGTGTGTACAACAAACCGTTCCAGAATCTCTACATCACTGCCATGCCACCGTTTGACGACCGGGCCAAGCTGCAGGAGTTGCTGTCTGATACCGATATCTTTGTGCCCGACTACATCTTTAGGCCACAAGATCCCAACTTTGGTGTGGCCAGTCGAATCTCCTATTTTCACGCATACGGGCTGAACCCAGCCACCATTGATGAGTATGTGAGCAGTCTGTACCTCAATCACTACTGGAAAAATCTCACACTGGGCCGAATCGAAACTGCTGTGGCACGTGACGCCAATGGAGATGTGTTGTATGAAGTTGTTTACTCACGCATTGTTGATGACTTGGTCAACGCCAGCGGCACCAGCGTGAGTAAAATTGTGGCGCTGCCGTATGCAGTACCCGATCCAGCAGACCCTTTCCAAACAATTTCTTCGGTATACCCCAACAGTTTGCCCAACATGCGAGATCAGGTTATTGATGTGGTGGGGCAATACAGCCGCACTCTCCCGCTGTGGATGACCAGCACACAGCCCAATGGTCAGGTGCTGGGCTTTACTCCGGCCTGGGTCATTTGCTACACCAAACCAGGTCGCAGCAATCAAATCGCATACTACATTTCCACACAGTATCAACAGCAATTGAACTCCATTGACTTCAAGGTGGACCGCTATGTTCTGGATCGTTCGCTCAGTATTAACTGGGACACCCAGACACAGACCTGGACTCCCGCTGCCAGCATCACCACATTTGATCGTCAAGCCCACTATCAGTTGCCTATCAGCAACGACAGCACACTGATCCTGTCAGGCGGCGTGGGTTATGCACCTGGAGACCAGATTCGGATTCTGGGCAGCCAAGTGGGTGGTCAAGATGTATTCAACGACATAGTGATCACTGTGGCTTCGGTGGACTTGGCAGGATCAATAGATCTAGCATTCTGCCAAGGCACAGCACCAGCACCGCTGTTGGGTGCTGAGTTTTACAACATCTCGGGAACAAATATCACAGGTTCAGGCTCGGGCGCCGCGTTTGATCTTGTGGTAGTTGGACTGGATGCAACCACGTTTGACCACAACAGCATACAGTTTGTGGCTCCAGTGGATATGTACACAGCCAGTGATGAATATGATAAATATCTCGTGTTCCCCCGAGTGAATATATTGGAATAAACAAGGATCAACCAACATGGCCAGTAACATCAACCCCAACAACATTGACGGTGCGTACCCAGTCGCAGGACAGGACAACAACAGTCAAGGTTTCCGTGACAACTTCACCAACATCAAGACCAATTTTGAGTATGCAGAGAATGAAATCAATGATCTGCAAACCAATGTGATCTTGAAGGCGCCGTTGACCGGACAAGCTCTAGACAACAACATGAATGACGCTCTCATTTATGCTGCCAAAATTCAAGACTTCAGTGCGACCCGAGTGGCACAAGTTGCCACCACAGGATCAATTGCCATCAATTATGCTGCTGGTCACTATCAAACCATTGTGATGTCAGGCAACATCAGCCTCAGTTTCACCAACTGGCCTGCCAATGGCAGCTATGGATGGGTGTGTGTGCAGGTGGCTGCCATAGCTGGTCAGACCATGACCCTGCCTGCAGCGGTGACTCTGGGCGTGACCGGTATTCAGGGCTATTCAGCAGGTATAATCACTTTTGCTGCAACTGGCACCTATGAGTTTGCCTTCACCACCAGCGATGGCGGAACCACTGTCACAGTATTTGATCTCAATCGACCACTCAACGTGTTCACAAATGGCGTGACCAGTATTGGTGCAACCAGCAAAATTGGTTACGGTACCGGTGCCGGTGGCACAGTGACACAGTTGACTGACAAGAGCACAGGCGTGACCCTGAACACTGCCAGTGGACAAATCACCATGAACAATGCCACACTCAACGCAGGCACTGCAGTGAGCTTTACCTTAACCAACAGCGCCATTGCTGCAACCGACCTCTTGGTGCTGAATCATGTGTCAGGCGGCACTGCAGGTGCATACACACTGAACCCACAATGCGGTGCTGGTAATGCAGTGATCACAGTGAGAAACGTCACAGCTGGCAACCTGGGCGAAGCCATTGTGCTGGGCTTTGCTGTGGTTCGCGGCGCAACTGCCTAACCGTTACGCTTGACAGGCCATGACAATTTGCATAAAATTGAAGCATGGAACACCCGTTAATCAGTAACATTGATGATTTGAGCGATGATGACCTCCTCGCTCGAATCAACGATTTGACCAACAAACTGTCAATCGTGCAGCGCTCGGGCAACGGGCATCTGGCCAATCAGCTGAGAATGGCCATTGAAACTTTCCAAACCAAATATCGAAGTCGCCTGCAGGCTCAATACAACAAGAGCCGCGGCGGAGACTTTGAAGACAAAATCAAAATCCAATGAACGCAAGACTACGCTACGAAGTCGAGTTCCCAGGTGGTGCATACCTTGACGGCATGCTAGAACTCAACCGCTACACAGTGGGGTTGGACATGGAAACCAAAACCCACAATGCTGAAGACATAACCATTGCTCTAGAGCGTGTTCGCACTTTTGTGTATGGCATTTTGGAAAATACTGTGTTTGTGAACCAAAATGATTCTGGTGTGGGCGACTTGTTTGCCACGCTGGGTGTGAATGTCACTACACTGCCCGAAGACCCCCATGATCAAATTGTTGGTATGGCGCTGTACCACAAGTTGAACTCAATCATGGAAGATCGTGTGCAAGTGACTGGCATTGACATCAAGAGCGAAATAGGCAACCATTTGATGTATTGCATGGATCAAGAAGATCAGTACAGCATGTTTGATGTTGACGGCTGGTGGCACCACAGCAACACTCGCCACAACGATATCGAACTGGAACACGACTCCAATGTGGTGCGAGTGCAAGGCAACGGCTGGAAAGAGTTGGATTTGGAATGGACTGCGGCGCAACAACCAAAGTCCAGCGGTCACGTGGTGTACGGAACATTCCGCAAAGATGACACAAGATGATCTAGGACGCATGATATTCAGCGAGAGTGATCTCGTTGATTTGGTCATGCGCGATCAACAACTGCACACACTGGGCAACATATTGGTTGATTCCACTGTGGACCTGTCGCCAGCTGCTGAACTACTGAAGCACATGCCCGCACTGGAACTGGCCCACACAGCCAATGTCACCGTGCAACAGTTTGATGCCCAAAATCAACAACACTGGCACATGCCACAGGAGTACCGCGATCTTGACATCGCCGAACATGTGCTGTCGCAATGCAACAGTGATGCGGAATTGCAACGTTGCGGTCAAGAACTGTTGATGTATCAAGAGCGCGGTCTGTTTCCTCTGTTGCAGTATCTCAAGTACCTGGTGGATGTGATGCAGCAACATCGACTCATTTGGGGAGTGGGACGTGGATCCAGTGTGGCCAGTTATGTGTTGTACAAGCTGGGTGTTCATCGGGTTGACAGCCTGTTCTATGATTTAGACCCCAGTGACTTTTTACGTTAAATATGTTTTTGAGGATCATATCATGACCAATCAAGTTTACAGAACCGCACAAGGCAAAAGTGTTGACATGGGCGCATTGCGTTTGCAAAACGAACATGTGAGAGCCGTGGGCAACATGAAGACCAACGCACGTGGCGACGTGGTTGATGACCAAAATCAAGTGATTGCAACCAAGAATCAACAGGTTGCACGTCAGTACAACAAAGACACACAAAACACCAAGAGGTAATATGGAAACCAAAGCACAGTATGCACCGCATCGAATCGACCGACAACATCTCAAGCCACTCAACGATCATGTGCTGGCTTCAGAAATGGTATTCGACGAGCGCAAACTCAACAGTGGTATCGTGCTGCTGAACGACAACGGCAAAAGTATTGGTATTCGTCCGCGATGGGGGCAAATCTACGCAGTGGGCCCTGACCAAACCGAGTTCAGTGTGGGGCAGTGGATCTGCGTGGCACACGGTCGCTGGACTCGTGGTATCGAAATCGAAGATGAGTCGGGCAAACGAACCTTGCGCAGAGTTGACCCTAATGACGTTTTGTTGACTAGTGATACTCCGGTGGTGGACGAAACACACTCCGAAGCCATCCATATCGAGAAAAAACCCGATCATCTTCTGCACAACTAACATGACCATCGGTCGCTCGCCAAATCTCAGTTTGGCCGAACAAGAAATCCGTCGTTGCATCCGTGAAATAGAGGATCCACGCAACGACGGATACACTCAAATGAATTGCAAGTATCAACTGTATCAGTTAAAATGTCTGTTGGATGATGCGTACCCCTCCCTCCCTGAATTTTACGATGAAGCACAATGGGAACAACAGCGACTGATCAATATTCTCAAACGGTAAAATGCAGCACCTGCGGCCAACAGCCCAGTGCTGCCTGCGACCATCGTCAAGGCCGCTGCCCACATCACCCGCCCCTGATTGAACTGTCAACTGCCCGAAAGCTGTTGCTATTGTGTGCAGCACCGTTTATAATTGGGGCATGGTGTATCTGTAACCCACGTCGAGTGTGGGATCAAGCACGAAAGGATTGGAACATATGAGTGGAAAAGGTTCAAGACCACGTCCGTACTCGGTCACCCAGGATCAGTTTGCTTCAAACTGGGATGCCATTTTTGGGCGCAACCGTGCTGGCACAGCCGAGCCCGAGTCAGACTCTGAGCAGGATCGTGTGACACGCTACAACCAAGAAACCCAACAAGTCAAATCAACTGACAAATCTCAAGGACAATCATGAAAGAACTCTGGGTTGAGAAATGGAGACCAAAAACCGTAGACGGCTATGTGTTTGTGGACGATGCGCAGCGCGAACAGGTGCAGAGCTGGATTCGTGATGGGTCGATCCCACACCTGATGCTGAGTGGCAGTGCCGGCACCGGCAAGACCACCCTGGCCAAACTGCTGATCAACGAGTTGGGCATCGAAGAGTACGATGTGATGTACGCAAACGGCTCCAAAGAAGCTCGCAAACTTGAGTGGGTGGACCGCTTGATCAGCTTCTGTCAGACCATGCCGTTTGGCAAGTTCAAGGTGGTGCTGATTGACGAAGCAGACTACATGAACCCGCAGTCGGTACAACCTGCTCTGCGTAATCTCATGGAAGAGTACTCAGACTCGGTGCGGTTCATTCTCACCTGCAACTACCCACACAAGATCATTGCACCGATCCACAGTCGGTGCCAGGGCTTTCACATTGTCAAAACAGACCATACCGAGTTCACTGCCCGAGTGGCCACTGTGCTGGTGGAAGAGGGTGTGCAATTTGAACTGGATACTTTGGACAGCTATGTCAAGGCCACCTATCCCGATCTTCGCAAATGCCTGAACTTAGTGCAACTTAACTCAGCTTCGGGATCACTAGCTCCGCCCAGCGCCACTGACAAGAGCACACGGGACTGGAAGTTGGAGTGTGTGGACTTGTTCAAGCGTGGCCAGATACGTCAGGCTCGCACCCTGCTGTGCCAAAGCTCCAGCCCCGAAGAAGCCGAAGACATCTTTCGCTGGATGTACGACAATCTTGACCTTTGGGGAGATACCCCAGAAAAGCAAGACCAAGCCATTGTGATCATTCGCAATGGTCTGGTCAACAACAACGCCGTGGCCGATGTTGAAATCAACCTCAGCGCCACCTTGATCGAACTAGGAAACATTCAATGAGATACCTGCTGCTGACTTACTACCGCAAGGCCAATGGCCAAATCGACGAGGCCATGGCTGTGGCCCGCAACCTCAAGCCACGTGACTTGCAAACCTGCAATGTGATCTTGGATTTCCGTCGGTTGCAAGTGATCAAGGCCAGCATGGGCGACACCACTGTGCCCAAGGACTTTCATCGCATTGTGGAATACTACATGCAGCATTACGAACACATCATTCAACGCCTGTTTGCTGAAAACGGATTTGCAGTTGAACGAGTGACCTCTGAGGCTGCACCAGATCAGCCCGCATCTGATGCCGTCACTGCCGAGGAAGAAGAGTTTCTCACAGCGGTGACCACATCAGGGCAGTTCACCATGGAGCAGGCCCAGGCCATGTATGCAGGCCAACCAGTTCCTGCCGAGAGCACAAATGAAACTGATCCTACAACTTAACAAGTTTCCACCCTTTGTAGGTTTTGTAAATGCCCTTGGCTAATTTGTATGCCTCTGACGTTTTACTAAATTGATAGGCGGTTGCAAGATCGCCTGTCGTTCCGTAGAATCTTCCATGATCTGGATGTTCAAAGGTGTATTTGGCAGCCTGGGCCTTTGCCCTGTTACTTGCCGCTTGTTTATGCTCGTCGGTGCGGTTATATGATTTAAATGTCTCGGGACGGTCTTTCTTTCTTCTTTTCTGTCCCTCGGATATTTTCATCTTGGTTTCAATAGAGTGTTTTCTTCCATAGAACGTGTTTTTTTCGCCGGATCTATCTACGCCCCACATCGGGTTAAGAGGACCCGGCTTTCCAGCTATTTTTGAATATTCTTCCCTGTAGGATGCATAGACTCTTGACCCGTATATTTTTCTTCCTGACATTATGACATGCGCTCGAATCATTTTGTGGTATGCTGGCCCTTGTGTCATTTTTGGCAAAAGCAAATGACAAATATAATGCTCCCTAGCGGTGAGCACTGCAATATTTGAGCGGTCATCAGTCCCTCCTAATGACTTTGGAATGATATGGTGTGCTTCCGTATAAATTTCTTTAGGTATCACTCTTGACTTCGCTCGGTTGATTATGTTATAGTATGTGCGCGAATACTTGTTTTCTTTGAACATAATTTATTTATTAAAGTAATGCCAGACTGGGGTAATATGAAAGACAAACTTATTTTGACGGACGGTGATGGCGTTCTTCTGGACTGGGAGTGGGCGTTCCGTGCCTGGATGAGCGAACGCGGCTACGAGTTCAATCAAGCTGGCAAGATCAGCTACGCACTGCATCAACACTACTACGATTTGGCGCCCGACGATGTGGGCAAGCTGTGCAGGATCTTTAACGAAACTGCGGCCATTGGCTTCTTGGGCCCTGTGCGAGACAGTGTGCACTATGTTCGTCGCTTGTATGAAGAACACAGCTACCGATTCCGTGTGATCACCAGTGTGAGCTTGGATCCCAGGGTCAAACAGTTGAGGGAAATGAACCTGCGTCAGCTGTATGGCAATGCCATTGAGAGTGTGATTTGTTTGGATGTCAATGCCGACAAGACTCCCGAATTGATCCGATATCGTGATTCAGGCTTGTGGTGGATCGAGGACAAGACAGAAAATGCCGATGTGGGGCACAGCCTTGGACTCCGCAGCATCTTGATTGAGCACGGGCACAACATGAATCACGAGTGCCCGTATCCCAAAGTCAAGAATTGGTCAGAAATTTACCAGTTGATTACCTCCGATCAGTCTGCGTAAAGTTTTAACACGTCGCCAATGATTCGGTGACGTTGAACATCTCGGCTGGTCATGGGGCAAAGAGCCATGCCATGCACTGGCGTCTTTTGCAATCGATCGCACAGATCCAACAAGCCGTTTTCTCCGCTCTGGCGGTCGGCCTGCTCGACATCTCCGGTGATCACAATACGCGAATTTGTACCGATACGGGTCATGAGCATTTTGGCCTGTGCTGGGGTGGCATTCTGCATCTCGTCAGCAATGATCCATGCATTTTTGAAGGTGCGGCCGCGCATGTATGCCAGGGGCGCAATTTCCACAACTTGGTCTTCTATCATGGCCAAAATGTCTTGCGGTCGATAGTATTCGCGCATGACGTCAAGCAAGGGACGGGTCCAAGGTTCCATCTTGGCAACCAGGTTGCCAGGCAAAAACCCGTGCTGTTCGCCCTCGACTTCCACAGCAGGTCGTGTCATGATAATTCGTTCGCAATCTCCTTGTTTAAGTGCCTTGATGGCCGCCAGCATGGCTAGATATGTTTTGCCTGTGCCTGCCGGTCCATATGTGACCACAATGTGTTGTTCAGCGTCTTGCAGCGCCAATACCAGCTGTTCCTGATTCCGAGTTCTCGGGACCAAGTCAATGCGCCTAGCTTGTGGCTTGGCCGCTTGCTCAAAACTGATGGTATTTTCAACTTGTGTCATACGTCGATGTGCCTTGTCGGCTCTGTTTCTACTCAAAGTATATGTCTCCTTTGGATGTTCACTGCTGTGAACAAAAATATTTACGGCAACAAGTTTTGATATCTATGTAGACTATTCGACAGCAGGCATCGGTATAAGTATTAGGCTGTAGACCAGCAAACACCAAAGTATGTGCTTTGTTTGACCGACAATAAATACAGCATCATGCAAACACGTAACAAACACGGAATCCACGACAAGGAACTGTTCAAGAATCACGAAGATTACTGGCAGGTGGCCGACAACATTCGCAACATCTACATGAGCGATGGCAGCCTCAGTGCACTGCTGGATTTTGAACGAGTGCTTGACGAAATGGACATCTATGCATTCCGCAACTGGGAAATTGGCGAGCTGGTGGCTGGTCCCGAGATTGGCAAGTATCGAGTCAGTGCCACCTTTATGTGGCCGCTCAAGTTGATGCCGGACCCACGCGGAGCCCGTCGTTTGTTACCGTTTGATTGCGATGTGACTTACAAACGACAGAAAATCAAAATCCCAATCAAGATTGACGATCCCAGCGATTACCGCGCAGGTACCAAAAAAGCCAAGATGATCGAACGTGACGTTTGGCTGGTAGAAATAGTCATGCCCAAGACTCTCATGAGTGAGATTCGCACCGGCAGTATTGAAATGGAAGATCAGGACATTGATCTTCAGGATCTAGATTCTGCATACGAGCAGGATCTTGACAAAGAAGAATATCAGAACACTCAGCAGGCACCAAATGCACAGCAAACAGCACCAGTCCCCGGCCTCCCGCCGATTGCTTGAAGGTCTTCAGTACAAAGACCTTGATGGCTTGATGAAGCCCACCATTCACGTGGACGAGTTCAGCTCAAAAATGGGCGAGGACGAAGACATCATTGTGATCAGCTTCTTTGTTCGCGACAAGCAAGCGGCCAAGGATCTGGTGGGTTGGTTTGAAAAGGGATATGACTTTGTACTGGATGCTGATCGCAGTCCAGGCGAAATCAAGCCCAATCGATTTCTAGTGTATGTGGAAATACGCCGTCGCAAATCTGCTCCCGAGAGCATTCAGCAACTGCTAGACGATCTTGGTACACTGACTGAGTTTGAGCCCAGTGACTGGATGGTTCACTACCAAGAACGAACCTGGCCCTGGAGTGAAGAAAAGTTTGCCAAGACAGTGCCGTTGTCGGCTGCAGAATATCGCGCACAAACCGAAAACGACCTTAACGAGTGGCGCACTGCCGCTGGCCTGCCCGAAAAGCGAATTCACGAAGTCAAGCAAGACGTTGAGTTTTTGCAGAGCGCCGCAGGAATTCGTTGAGTAAACGGCATAGTTTACTGCACTGATCAAAACCACCATCCACATGCTAAATATTGGCATGTGGATTTTTCAATTCTTATCAGATTTCTGGATAACTGCCTTGGTTTATGCTGTGCTGGGCGCTGGTGCAGTGTTGTATGCCATGAGCAAGATCTGGCGCTGGATTCCCATGCTGGCACGATACAACCGTGTGTTGGAAATTGCCGGGGTGGTGCTGCTGGTGCTGGGTGTGTATGCATACGGAGCTCGAGCCAACGAGCAGTCCTGGCGCGATCGCGTGGCCGAGCTGGAAACTCAGCTGGCAGCGGCTCAGACTCAATCCCAACAGGTCAACACCGTGATCGAAGAGCGTGTGATCACACAGACTCAAGTGGTTCGCGAGCGTGGCAAGGAAGTGGTCAAGTACATTGATCGTGAAGTGGTCAAATACGACACACAGTTTGTGCCCGGTGGCGCATGCGAAATCCCCCCTGAATTTGTATCAGCTGTGAACTCGGCTGCAGAAAGGCCTGCCAAATGAAACACACCATCGCCGTGCTGTGCCTGGCTTTGTTGGCTGGATGCAGCACCACTGTTCCGGTCAAAACGTCATTCCCCGAGCCACCTGGTGAGTTGGCTCAACAACCCTGTCCTGATCTCCGCAAGTTGCCCGAAAAGCCCACTCTGAGTGAAGTGGCACGATCAGTGACCGAAAACTATCAACTGTATTACGAGTGTGCCATACGTGCAGATGCCTGGAACGACTGGTATGCACGCCAAAAGCGCATTCACGATTCTGTTGGCAAGAACAATTAACAAGGAGCCCCGCATGAGTTCAATACTCACACTAGACAAACTCAAACAAATGATCCCTCGCAATCCGTATGTGAAGGAATGGCACGAAGCACTGGATCAACTGTTGCCCGACTACGGAATTGACACGCCACGCCGTGTGGCTGCATTTGTGGCGCAGTGCGCTCATGAGTCTGCTGAGTTTCGCTTTATCGAAGAAAACCTCAACTATCGTGCTGCCAGCCTGCGCAAGACATTTGCCAAATATTTCCCCACTGACGAAATTGCACGCCAATACGAGCGCAAGCCACAGATGATTGCCAACCGTGTGTATGCCAATCGCATGGGCAATGGCGACGAAGCATCGGGCGATGGTTGGCGCTATCGCGGGCGTGGGTTGATTCAATTGACTGGCAAGGACAACTACACTTTCTTTGCTGGCAGCTTGGGTATTCCTGTAGAGGAAGCTGCTGACTACTTGAGCACTTTTGAAGGTGCTGCGCAGAGTGCATGTTTCTTCTGGGAACAGAACAACATCAATCGCTTTGCCGACGCCGATGACATTCGAGGCATGACTCGCGCCATCAACGGCGGATTCATTGGTCTTGAGGATCGAATCAAACACTACAATCACGCACTGCATGTGATGACACACTAAAACAACAGCCGGAGCCAACCAATGGGAAAACCAAAACAATTACAAAACGATTCATACTGGAATCAATACGACAGTGACGGTGACGGGATCGTGACCGACAATGAACTGGACCGCAGCGAACGCATGATGGCCCTGGAGAACATGGACAAGCTGCAGGATCAGCAACGACTCATGGCATGGTTTGCCCTGGGTCTGCCAGTAGCGCTCATGATGTTCATGCTGTTGCCGTTTGTGGATGTGGAGAAAATCAGTGCCATCATGGGCATTGCCACCACCTACGTGGCTGCCATGGGCACCATTGTCACTGTGTTCATCGGCGGTACTGCATATGTCAAGGGCAAGATGAGCGACAATGCCCCAGCCACTGTGATTGCCCCTGCACCACGACAGTCGGTCGCTGCTGCACCTAGCATGGCACCACAACCCAGTTGGACACCTGAGCCTGCACCTGCTGCAGTTGAGGTAGGATACGGTGGACGCAAGGCACCTCCACGCCAAACCGAATTCCCAGAAATTTAAGGAGAAACTATGAAATCACTCGTACTAGCACTGGCCTTGGCATTTGCGGCTGCACCTGCACTGGCACAAGACGCCAAAGCCGAACCCAAAGAGACTGTGAAAGTTTGTGTTGACGTCAAGGACCGACAAGGGCAACCTGTGTTGGAAAAGGACGGCAAAGTCAAACAACGCTGCATGACTGTGAAAAAGCACAAGAAACTAGAGGACGCCACTGCGGTGCCCAAAAAGTAACTGACTTTGATTTGCATTCACTCGCGCCCTGTATAACTACACAGGGCGTTTTCTTTTGTCCATACACACATGAGTGACCACTATGCAACCCTGGGTGTGAGCCGCACTGCCACACCAGACGAAATCAAGCAGGCCTATCGCCGTTTGGCCAGTCAGCATCATCCTGACCGCGGCGGTGATACCGCACGGTTCCAGGAAATTCAGACTGCTTATTCAGTGTTGAGTGATCCTGCGCGACGAGCCGAATACGACCGTCCACCCGAAACATTCAATTTCCACAATTTTGGGGGTGCAGGTGGCCCAGGCAACATACATGATATATTCAACATGTTCGAGCGCGGCGGCTTCCAATTCAGACAACCGCCTAGAAGAAACCATGTGCGGGTGTTGTTGTGGGTCACACTTGAAGACATAGCTCGCGGCGTGTCCAAAACCATTTCGGTATCAACTGATGCTGGGTCCACCACAGCCGAAATAAAAATACCCATGGGCGTGGATGACGGCGATGCTGTGCAATATCCAGGCATTGCCCCCGGTGGCATGGACCTGGTGGCTCAGTTCAAAATCAAGCCCAACCCAGATTGGCACCGTGACGGACTGAATTTGTCCACAACAATTCGGGTGTGCATTTGGGATCTGCTGCTGGGATCCGAACAGCCGCTGACCAGCGTTACTGGCAATCACCTGGTGGTGACCATTCCACCTAGATGCCAACCATCCCAGGTTTTGAGACTGCGAGGACAGGGTCTGCAGGACACCAAAGGCCAGCGCGGCGACTGCATGGTTCGGATACAGGCGTTCATACCTGACCAAATTTCTCCAGAACTGCTGCAAGCGGTGCAAAATCACCGGTAATGTTATCAGATCACTTGCGTTGAATGCTGTTAAGTATTAAAATCACAGCAAGGAGATCTTATGAACGTCAGCCCTGAAATTGAAACCATCATCGAAAACAGTGTAACCCAGGCACGTGACCGGAATCACCAATATGTGACTACCGAACACCTGCTGTTGAGTTTGGTAACCCACCCTCCATTCAAGAAAACTCTGGCTGACTTTGGCGTCAACAACGCCGCGTTGGAAGCTGATATTGACCAGTATCTAAATCGCATCAGCGCCAGCATCAACACCGACATTGACACCACACCAAAAAAGACACATGCCCTGGAACGAGTGTTCAACCGAGCCAATGTTCAGGTGGTGTTTACTGGCCGCAGAACACTGACCACCATTGATCTGTTCCTGTCGATCATGGCCGAAGGCAACAGTCATGCACACTACTTCTTGCTCAAACACGGAGTCAGCAAACATGAATTCATTGACTTCTGGCAAGAACATTACAATCACGAGGCCACCGGCAAAATGACGTCCAACCAAGCCAGCGAAGTATTGAGCGAGTACTGCACCAATCTCACCGAACGTGCGACCAAGGCGCAACTCGAACCCATGATTGGTCGTGCTACTGAACTGGAAGAAATGGTGGCCAACCTGGCACGACGCTTCAAAAGCAACGTGCTCTTGGTGGGCGACCCGGGTGTGGGCAAGACTGCCATCATCGAAGGGCTGGTGCAAGAAATCCAAGCCGGACGGGTGCCCGAGTTCTTGAAAGGACACGAAGTCTGGAGCCTGGAAATCGGCAGCTTGCTGGCTGGATCGAAATATCGCGGCGAGTTTGAAGAAAAGTTCAAACAGGTGATTGCTGCTCTGGAAGCCAAGAAGAACTGCATCTTGTTCATTGACGAAGCTCACACCATGCGCGGCGCGGGTTCGGGATCCAACTCCAGCCTGGACTTTGCCAACATGCTCAAGCCAGTGATCACCAAGGGCACACTCAAAATCGTGGCGTCTACCACCTGGGAAGAATACTACGAGAGCTTTGAAAAAGACCGTGCGCTCATGCGCCGTTTCTATCGTCTCAGCATTGACGAGCCCGATGCAGCAACCACCGAGCAGATCCTGCTGGGCCTGAGCCCAAGACTGGAACAGTTCCACAACGTGTTGATCGAGCCCGAAGCTGTGAGTGCTGCAGTGGATCTAGCCAATCGCTACATTCATGATCGCAAAAACCCCGACAAGAGCATTGACCTCATTGATGCTGCCTGCGCCCGAGAGCGCGTGAAAGATGCGGGCCTGGTCACCATCACTCGGGGCATGATCGAGCAACAACTGAGTCGTGTCACAGGCGTGCCCACAGACAAACTGCAAAACGAGCGCAGTGCCAAGATCGTGGAACTGGAAAGCAACATCAAGCAACGGCTGTATGGGCAGGATGCCGCAGTGGATGCAGTGTTGGAGCGTGTTTACATCAACTTTGCCGGCATTGGCAATGAGTCGCGACCCATGGCCAGCTTCTTGTTCCTGGGCCCAACTGGCACAGGCAAGACCGAACTGGCTCGCTTGTTGGCCACCAACCTGGACATGCAACTGCTCAAATACGACATGAGCGAGTTCCAAGAGCGGCACAGCGTGGCCAGCTTGATTGGTGCTCCCCCGGGCTATGTGGGCTTTGAAGATGGCAACGTGGGCGGCGGCAAACTGATCTCAGACATCAGCAAGCATCCGTTCAGCATTGTGCTGTTTGACGAGATT